CATGCAGGATGGCGCTACAGACCAGATAATCTCTGGGCAATGGGGCCTCTAGACAATATTGTTGGTATGCAATATCGGATAGATCATCTTGAAAACTTAAAAGCAGATGCTATGGACCTAGCTGTCCATCCTATGCTAAAGATTAAAGGAGATGTTGATCCTTTTGATTGGGCTCCTGGTGGTGAAATTGTTATCACTGGTGATGGGGATGTAGAAGAGCTTGGTAAGAATTTGAATGGAGTTATTGCTGCTGAGAATGCTATTTCATTGTATGAAAATAAAATGGAAGAATACGCAGGTGCTCCTAAACAAGCTATGGGCATTCGTACTCCCGGTGAAAAGACAGCTTTTGAAGTACAACAGTTGCAGAATGCGGCTGGTAGAATCTTTCAAGAGAAAGTTAATCTATTTGAAATCCAGTTGTTAGAGCCTCTTTTGAACTTGATGTTAGAATGTGCTAGACGAAATATTAATGCTACAGACGTAGTTCGTAGTTTTGATAATGACTTTGGTGTTGAAACATTCTTGGAAGTGACTAAAGAAGATATTACAGCTAGAGGAAAGCTAAGACCTGTTGGTGCTAGACATTTTGGAGAGCAGGCACAGTTAGTGCAGAATATTAATACTCTCTTCTCTGGTCAGCTTGGTCAGCTAATTGCTCCTCATATTTCACCTAAAGCTCTTGCTTACATGGTGGAAGATGCTCTCCAGATACAGAAGTACGAAGTTATTCGTCCTAATGTTGGTATGGTAGAGCAGGCTGAATCGCAACAGATGGCGGGTAATCTGGAGCAGAGTGTCATGGAGAATCAGGCAGTTGAATATTAAAATGTCTACCCGCCTTACATCGCATCTAAAAGGTACAGATAAGAAAGAGTTTGCTACCCGCATCATCGAGAACAAACCAGTTCTCGACCGGATTATCACAGTGCTAGAGGCTGATGTAAGAAAAAGCAGAAACATGCAGATTGACAGAGAGAGTTTCCGTAATCCCGAATGGGCCAATCAAGTGGCCTATGAGTTCGGCTATCAGAAAGCTCTGGAAGATGCAATTAATCTAATCTCGTTAAGGAAAGAAGATGTCTGAAAATATTTTTGGTGGCGACCCCACTCCCCCGGCTACTCCGACCCCGGATGTAACCACCCCTCCTGTTGATCCTTTCACCACCCTCCTCGCTGAAATCAAAGGCGATGATGGTGGGGCTAAGTATAAGGATGTTCCTACGGCTCTCGGAGCCTTGAAACATTCTCAGGAGTATATTAAACAGCTTAAAGAACAACTTGATGCAGCAAATGCTAAGGCTTCTCAGGCTGTGACTATGGAACAGGTACTGGAGCAGCTAAATAAGGACAAAACGCCTGAGAAGGCACCTGTAGCCCCTTCTAGTGGGCTTACAGCAGATGATGTTATCCGTATTCTCCAAGAGAAAGAACTTAAAGAGAAAGCGAAGATTAACACTGTTAAAGTTGCTCAGAAGTTTAAAGAGTTGCATGGTGAAAAGGCAGAGGAAGCTTTCTACACGAAAGCTGCTTCTATGGGGTTGAGCAAAGAGGCTATTAACAGTTTGGCTGCTTCTTCTCCTGATGCTGTATTCTCTATGTTTGGAATTAAGGATAGCGGTGGGCCTACGCCTCCTGCTCCCTCTGGTATTAATACGTCTGGTATGCAGCAGCCTCTTCCTCAGGCTCTTGGAACCGTAATGGGATTTAAGAACGACAAGGATATGTCTGAATATTGGACTAAACTAAAAGCCGAGGTTAATAAATCTCTCGGCATTGTATAATTTAAAGGAGTTTTAAATGATTACTTCCGCTACTAATCGTGCTTTTATCGAATCCGAACAGTATTCCAAGTTTATCCTTGAGAATATGAAGGATGGTCTTCTGCCTGAGAATTTCTTCCGAAATGTTTCGGACTTCGGCAGCGGTGAAACCCTGCATATTAAGTCTATCGGTGAAGCTACGATTCAGTTCGTAGAAGAAGATAAGCCCGTGACTTACAGTGCTATTGAGTCTGGTGAAATTACCATGAAGATCGACCAGTATGTTGGCGATGCGTGGTATGTCACTGACGTTATGCGTCAGGATGGTAGCCAGATTGAAGTGCTTACGGCTATGCGTGCTAAGGAAGCCACCCGCGCTCTTCAGGAATACTTTGAGTCTAAGGCTCTGTCCACCCTGTATACTGGTGCCTATTCCGCTTTCGGTTATGCTGCCGCTAACCCGATTAACGGCTTCCAGCATTTTGGTGCTGCTTCTGGTACTGGTGGTACTGTCGAACTCACTGACTTCATCCGTATGAAGCTTGCTTTCGATAAGGCTGAAGTACCTATGGCTGGCCGTATCTGTATTGTTGACCCTGTTGTGGCTGCCTCTTTGGATAAGAAGTTCCAGGCTGCCTACTCTGTTGATCGCAATCCTGAGATGATGGAGCTGCTGAAGGGCGGCTTTGATCGTGACCATCAGTTTGTTATGAACATCATGGGTTGGAACATTATGACCTCTAACCGTCTCCCCAAGGCCACCATCACTTCCTCGTGGAAGCAGCTTGATGGCTCCACTGCGGGTACGGCTGGTGCTTGTGTTGCCTCTCTGTTTATGAATATTGCTGATGACCAGACCAAGAGCCTTATGGCTGCTTGGCGTCAGCAGCCCAAGGTTGAAGGCGACCGTAACAAGGACTTGGCCCGTGATGAGTTTGTTACCCGTGCTCGTTTTGGCTTTGGTGTGCAGCGTGTAGACACCCTCGGTGTCCTCATGGCTTCCGAGTCTGCTATCTAATTCCCTATTGAGAGTATCAATAGGCCGAGGGGAGCTTCGGTTCCCCTCTCTTTAATCTTTATAGGAGAAATATAAATATGTCTACTTATGCTTCTAATCCGGCTAAGATTGGTGTGGGTAAGCGTTATGGTGCTCGTACTATTGGTGGTGTTGGTGGTAATCTGATTGGGCTCGATAGTGAGCTTGATATTGTTGTCCATATTGATGCGGCTGATGATGGTGGGCCTAAGCTTGTGATGCTTCCTCCTCTTGCTGCTGTCAATCTCGATGCTGTGTTCCAGTCTGTTAAGACTGCTTTTGGAGCTGGTGCTGTGACTTTTACCATCCATACTAAAAATTCTGATGGTACGTACAACACCGGCACTGCCATGGATGCTATTACTCTTGGTACTTCCATTGGTACTTCGTCTCACGATGTAAACACTACTGCCACCACTGCTACTGCTGCTACTGGTCAGTATGGTGCAAAGCTTGTATGGGCTTTTGGTACTGCTGCTACTCTTGGCAAGGGCCAGATTGTTTTCCATGCAACGCGAATCTAATTAATTAGGAGGGAGGGCTTAGGTCTTCCCTCCTTTTCTTTTAGGAGAAAAATATGGCTGATGTACAACATAAAGATATTGTTGATCCTAACATCCACGAGCCTAAAGGTGTAGCCTATGCCTCTGCTGGCTCTGTATATACAGCAGATGGTAGTGGGAGCGGTAGTTGGGAAGCAGCAGTGACTTCTAGCGCGACTAATAGGGTTGTTTATACAGCCTCCGGTAGCTGGACAGCTCCTGAGGGTGTTACGTCTATTGGAGTATGGGTAGTAGGTAGAGGAGGGAGTGCTGCTAGTGATGGTGGTGTTAATCTCCGTCCTCAAGGTGGGGGAGGTGGTGGAGCAGCTTGGAAAAGGTACACTGATATTGTTCCTGGTACAAGTTATTCTTTCACTATTGACAGTAGCAAATCTCAGTTTAGAGATATGTATGCCACTGTAGGAGCTAATGGTAGCAGGGTAGCTTCTGCCAGCTTAAGTGCTGCTCCTGGAACAGGAACTGGAGGAGATATTAATATCCAAGGTGGATATGGTCATACTACTAATTTCTCTTCTACGCCTAATTATGGTGGTGGTGGTGGGAGTGGTGCTGGTCCTTGGGGAGGCTCTGGCGGCCCCGGTAGCCCTACATCTTCTGCTGTTGGTGGTTGTAATTATGGTGGTGGTGGAGGAGGCTCTGTAGGAGGCTCTGGTGGTGCTGGTGGCTCTGGTGCTGTAATCATCGAATGGTAGGGAGATAATGGCTAAAGCAAGAGATTACAAGAAAGAATATAGAGAGTTTGGTGGCACAGAGAAGCAGAAGAAGAACAGGGCTGCTAGGAATAAAGCCAGACGCCAGATGATTAAGGAAGGTAAAGCTGCTAAGGGTGACGGAAAAGATGTAGGTCATAAGACAGCTTTGCATAATGGTGGGAGTAATGGGAAGAGCAATTGGCGAGTAGAGAGCAGAAAGAAGAATCGTGCTGCTGGTGCCTCTATACGTGAAGGTGTGAAAAAGAAGAGGTAGTTTATGAAGATGTCTCTCTTAGATATGGTGCAAGACATTCTTTCTGATATGTCTAGCGATGCTGTAAATGCATTGTCTGATACAGAAGAATCTTTGCAAGTTGTTAATATTATCAAGTCTACGTATTTTGAAATGATGACTAGGAGAGAATGGCCTCATCTCAAACAGATTGATTCGTTAGATTCATTTGGAGATAGCGCCTACCCTACTCATCTACTTCTTCCTGAGAATACAAGACGTTTGGAATGGGTTACTTATAATAAAATTAGCCCTGAATCTCCTGTAGATCATTTTGATACAGTGAAATATCTATATTCTGTTGATTTTATTCAATGGACAAATAGTAGGAATACATCAAACAGTAATGTAGCTACGGTTAAAACAACCACTGATGTTCCTTTTAAAATCATCACTGATAGCGCTCCCACTTACTGGACTAGCTTTGATGATAAAACCATTGTTATGGATAGCTATAACAGCGGAATTGAAGATACGCTACAGGGACAGAATTCCCAGTGTGAGTTGTATATCTACCCAGCATGGGAAACGAAGGATAGTTTTGTTCCTAACATGCCTGCTCATTTGTTCCCCGCTCTCTTAGCTGAAGCTAAGTCTACATGCTTCTATGTGCTAAAGCAGACGGCTAATGAGAAAGCAGAACAACAGAGTAAACGTCAACAGAATAAAATGTCTATGGGGAGTTGGGTGACACATGGCGGTATCCATTATCCAAACTACGGAAGAAAGTAGAGTGGAAGAAAATAAAAAGTATTTAGATGTACAGGTAGTGGATAACAATCCTAGCTTGTACACTATTGTGTGGAGAGGTGGTCCTGGGAGGGTTCCTATGGAGCTACAGGGATATTGGTCTAAACGTACAGGACGGTACGCTATTCACTGTTATAATGAAAAGAAGGGGTAGATGAATCATGGCGAGACAACCGATTCAGACAGAATACACCTCTTGGATTCGTGGGTTAATTACCGAAGCCTCGCCTTTTACCTACCCAGAAAATGCTTCTTTAGAAGAACGTAATTTTGTTTTAAATAGAGATGGCAGTAGGCAAAGACGATTTGGAATTGATTATGAAGATGCTTATGAACTAATTGATACAGGTGTTGATGTCACTGACCATAAAGTGGCTATAGCTGCTTTCACTTGGGCAGCAGTTGCTAATAATGGCGATAGTGAATTCGCTGTTATCCAAGTAGGAAACACATTAAGGTTCTTTAATAGTAAGCTTGGTAGTATTTCTCAGAATCCTGTTAATGGTGGAACAGCAATAACTATACCAGGAAATGCTACAGAAGTTATGGAAATGGATAGTTTATATGGGAAGTTGTTTGTTGTTCATGGCACTCAGTATGTTTATATTCTCTCTTACGATAGTGCGTCTGATACAATAACTGTAGAAGATGAAAGACTTTCTATACGCGACCTGTTTGGTGTAGACGATAGTTTAGATGTTGATGAACGCCCCACCACCCTCAGCAGTGAACATGAATATAATTTACGCAATCAGGGATGGCCTCTTGAAACTGAAATTACTACTAATCTTAGTTCTGTTTCCACTGCTGATCCTATAACAACTACATTCTCAGCTAATGCTTGGTATCCAAGTAATGCGGATATTATGTGGGCAGCTAAGGCTGCTAGTGCTACTGCTCCTGTTGCTGTTGGTGCATTCTACCCAGCAGAATTAAAGCGTGTTGTGTTCGGTAGCACCCGTGCTCCTTTAGGACATTATATTATTGATGTCTTTAATAGAGGAGCTAACAGAGAACTTTCTGGTAAGTCTGATACAAGTAATGGTGGTATTACCGCTATAGCTGCTTATGCTGGTAGAGCCTTCTATGCTGTCAGGGAAACAAGTAGGTCACAGACTGATAGTGCTTCTCCTAATATTGGGACAATGATTTTCTATTCTGTAGCTAAGGATAGTATTCCTAATCTTGTTACTTGTCATTCGGAAGCCGATCCTACAGCAGAGCATGTATTTGATCCTATTGATACGGATGGTGGATTCATTACTATCCCTGAAGCTGGGCAGGTGATTAAACTTGTTCCTATGGGGCAATCATTATTTGTCTTCTGTTCTAATGGTGTATGGGAAATACATGGTGGAGAAGACAGCTTTTCTGCTCTCAACCAGAATATAACTAAAACCACTGATGTCTCCGCTGCTTCTTCTAGGTCTATTGTGTATGCTGAAGATACAATTGCGTTCTTAGGGGCTACTGGTATTTATCGTATCTCTCGTAATGATCTCACTCTTAGAGGCGGGACTAACGATATGACAATTGATACAATACAGGGCTTCTACGACGATATAGATGGCGAATCAATTAAGAATGCTGTAGGAACGTATGATCCTTTTATACGTACTTATAGATGGTTATACCGAGATGGTGTGCTTCCTAACCCGTCTTTCTATAATAAAGAATTAATATACAATGTTTCATTAGAGGCATTCTACACTTTCTCAATTAATGCTCCTACTTTCGATTGGCCTTTTATTGCTGGGTTTATTTCACTGGATAATATTCTGACTTCATCTGTGGATGAACAAGTAATTGTTTCGACAGACGAAGAGCCTCCTGTAGATCAGGATGTCAAAGTGGTTGATGATAATGTTATTGTTAGGATAGTTGATAGTAATAGCACATACAAAGGTAGTGTGAAATACCTTACAGTATTAAAAACTGGTAGTACACATAAGATCACCTTTAGCCATTATAAGAATAAAAGTTTTAGGGATTGGTATACATACGATAGTAGCGGTGTAGACGCTGATGCTTTGATGCTCTCTGGAGCAATCACTGGTGGATCAGCTATGCTAAACAAAGCTATTGACTACTTACATTTCTATATGAAGCGCACAGAGCTTGGCTTGGATGAGAATGGAGATGTTATTGATCCTTCTTCTTGCCAAGTGCAAGTACAATGGGATTGGACTGATAGTGTAGAAGCTGGAAGATGGAGTAGACCTATAGAGGTGTATCGACTTCCTCGTATCTTTGCTTTTGCAGAGAATGGGTTGTTTGATTACGGATACACCACTGTTGTGACAAAGAATAGAATTAGAGGAAGAGGAAGAGCATTAAGCTTTTTGTTAAAAACTCAACCATTCTATAATTGCCATATCTATGGGTGGGGTATTAGTGGTAGTGCAGGAGCGGAATAATGGAAAGAGAAATAGTTGTTGATAATGAATATGGTAAATTAGAATTGGAGTTTTACCAAGGAATACCACTTTTACATTTAGATATTTATCAGTGGTCACATAATATTTTAAAGACGAAATTGTTACCCATATGGTGCAGCTTCTTAAGAGAAATGAAAGATGGGGGCCATAATGTTGTCCTAGCAGTTATTCCTATTACAGCAGCTAAAAAACAAAAGCTTTGCTACCTTTTTGGAATGCACGAAGCTAATAGGGATAATGAACATATTATTGTTCGGAGGTGGTTATAATGGGCGATCCTATTTCTATAGGTTTAGGCATTGGTAGTTTAGTCTTAGGAGCGGCAGGCTCTGCCTATTCTGCTAATGAGCAAAGAAAAGCCTCTAAAGAGCAGTCTAGGGAGCTACGTAAGGCTCAGGAAGCTGAACGTAACATAGACATAGCAAAAACTAATGAGCAGGCTGCTAGGGACCGTAGGTCGCAAATTAGAGAGGCTAGAATCAAGAGAGCTATGGTGGCTAATACGGCTGCTGTCTCTGGGCAGGGAGCTGGTAGTGGAGCTATTACTGGTGGTCAGGCTGTTACCCAGCAAGCTGGTGTTAATGTAGGAAATATTAATACAGCTATGAGCTGGTCTAATATTTCTGGTAATGCTGCTCAGAATACAGCTAACGCTGCTAATGCCACTGTTAGTCCTGGTGTTGGTAGCCAGCTTCTTGGTGGGGTTGGTAGTACACTAATGCAGATGGGTACACAGAAAACTGTTCAGTCTATTTTTAAAGAGTAGGTAGATATGGAAAATGCAGATAAGGTCTCTACGACAATTGAGGCGGCTGAGGCTCCTAGCGTGGAGACCCCTGCTAGCCCTGAAGAACCAAAGTTGATTGATAATCCAGAAATTGTTTATGATGGGGATGAAGAAGAGCAGCCTGGAGTTGAGACTGTCTATGATGATGCTCCTGAGCCTTCATTTGAGGCTACAAGACTAGCTAACGGTGTTAGTAACGGCCTAGTTGAAGCTGACAACGGAGGAGACATTGTAGGCGGGTTTACTAAAGGGTTCATGTCTACTGAGAATACAGTGGATAGTGGGTTCTCTAATAATCTTGAAGTAGGGACACGTAATGTTGTTGCTACTTTAGGAAGAGTTGCTGATCCAATAGATGTAGGTAATTTGGTAGCTTCTCGTGTTAAGGAAGCTACAGACGACAGTTTGCTTGGTAAATATAAAGCTTATGTTCGGACCTTTCCTGGGAGTGAAGAACTCTCTGCTAAAGAGATAGAAGAAGCAGCCTATGCTGCATTCACTCAACATAAGATTGCTGAAGTATGGGACGGTATGTCTACAGGAGCAGTTGTTAGCGATTTTGTCCAGATGGTGCTTCTCCCCACTGACAACTATAAGATGGGGGCTGTTGCTGAGTATTTTGGATTGAAACATGATGCTGGGGATTATGTTTTAAAAGGTGGTTTTGTTAAACAATTTGCTACAGCTTTAGCTGATATTCCCCCTGAGAATAGAGCACACATCTACCAGCAAGTGGCGGATAATTGGGAAACAATTCCTGGCTTCGATAATAAGATGGAACTTATGTCCTTCCTTGCTCGTATGGAAGGTATTGATGATGCTGAAAGTGCAATGATGTTCTTTGAGAGTTTTACAGATTTAATCGCTATAGCTGGCGCTCCAAAAGCTGCTAAAGCCGCTGCTTCTGCTACAGTTAAAGGAGTGAAATTTGCAAAAGGTCTTACAGGTGTCGTAGATAATATTGTACAGAGGTCTAATGTTCTACATCGTGTAGCTGCTACTAAGAATGTTGATTTAATAGCTGATGCTGCTGTTGCAGGAGCTAAGGGAGAATTGAAGACAGTCGGTGTCTCTCCTTTGGATGCAGCTAATACAATGCTTCCTTTTGAAAGCGTCCAAACTCTCACACAAGGAGCTCCTAAAAAAGTAGCTGCTGAAATTCTTAAAAGAGAAAGCTTGTTTGCTAAGTTGGAGAAAGAAGCTAAGATGCTTGATCTCCCTATTGATGAAGCACAGAAACAAACTCTTATAGATAAAGAGATAGCGGCATTAGAAAAGTTGGATGAAGTATCTAGTGTTAGGTTAGTTAGTAGAGATAATAAAGGTTTTACTTTAGAATATGAAAGTGTACTTTCGGATTCCCTTAATAAGGAAACTGAGTTAACACTTTCTACAGGTAAACGAATGGTTGTTTCTTCTGATGAAAAAGTTTACTATGTTAGGCCGGAATCTTTAGAGGCCGCTACAAAAGAAACAAAAAATATTACAGATTGGTGGAAATCGGATAAAGTAAAACCAGAGCTTTTTGATAAACCTGAAATCGGTCTAGTTCCTATTAAGGTGAATGATGATCTTAGTGTGACTGTTGGTGATGCTATTACGAGTATGCGTTCTCGTGGGGGAGTTGGCTTGCAAGAGGTAGTATTCCGCCCCACTGATACAGGATTATGGGAAGACCTAACTTATCGTCATGCTGGTATTTTGGGGAGCCCTAATTTCAAACTCCCAGGTATTGCTAAAGATTTAGTGCAAGGACCAGAGATGGCCCTTCATGCGGGTAATCGTATTAAGAAAAAGTTTGATAAGATTATACGTTCTGCTTTCAAAAAACTTAATGGGGAGCAAGTAAAGAAGGTTAATGGCCTTGTAGCAGAAGGCGAAGGTAAAAAAGTCTTTACTTATGATGAAGCTGTTGGTGTTGGAGTTAATGGTGTTAAATACACACCTGAAGAATTCCAAGCCTACGCCACTGTTAGACAGACATTCGATAGTTTGAAACGATTGAAAGAGAAAGAAATTCTCGCTATGGCGGATTTACAGAATGTAAAGCGTTTTGAACTACACGGTCATCTACTCTCTGGTAAGGTATATGACGATAGTGCTGCTGCTATGTCTGGGTTCTCTTCTTCTAAGACTCATTCTAATTGGTATATCTTAGAAGGTAAAGTTGTACAGGCTGATCTAACTAAAGACATCATCAAAGAGATGTATCAGAAAGGGTACAGGCTTGTTAAGTCTGATGCGTTACAGATGTATAAGTCTGGAACTAACGCTGCTGAATGGGTGTTTAAGAAAGCGGATGAATTGATTGATCCTGCTTCTCGTCCTATTCTCAATCATATTCCGGGGTATGCTACAAGGATTAATGAGAATGCCAACTTCTTTTTGAAGAAGAGAGTGAAAGTTAGGATCGGGGATAAAGAAGTCGATCAGTGGATAACTGAAGCCTACCATGATAAATACACAGATTTAGAGGATTATAGAAAGACTCTCCCTAATGCGGATGATTATCAGGTGTTTAGGGACAGAGAACTTTCTTCCTCTGCTTTTGATGATGATGTTATTTCCTCTTTTGGGGGGCTATTCACCGGTAAGAGGTCTTCTACCCCCCTGCAATATGGGCCTCCTTCTGCAAAGATGGTTGGGGAGCAAGCTCCTGTTCTTGAATCTCTACAAAGATATATTGAGAACGTGAGTAGGAACATGCCTTTAGCTATTTATAGAGAAGGTATTAGGCAGAAGTGGATTAATACAGCCATAGAAAAGGGCGTGCTTAATGGTTTTACTGGCAGGGAGAGTTTTGCTGCTATTGAAAGTCTTTTAAACCCTAAACACCCTAACTACTTTTTCTTTAAGAACAGTTATGATGAAATCAAACTTCTCACCGGGATTAAGACTCTCGATGAAATGGAATGGGCTTCTAGAACACACCATATCGGTAGGTGGTTTGAAGAATCTGGCTCTAAAATACCTTTTAATAAAAGTATGGCGACATTCTTTTATAATGGTAAGTTGAGAGATACAGCAGGGGCTTTAAAGTCTGCTACATATCATGCTCTTCTCGGTCTGTATAATATGGCTCAACCTTTTATTCAGTTTAGTGGTATTGTGTTTCCTGTTGCTGCTAACCCCCTTCATGGGATACGTGGGTTAGAGGGAGCTATGGAGCTTACTATATTAGATTACATGTCTAAGTTTGGGGATATATCTAATATCAGCAGCAAAGTATTGAATATGGATTTATGGAAGCTCTGGGAAGAATCCGGGATAGGAGCATCTGTTTATAGTTCTGTTGATTATACAAGCAGAATTACTAGCAATCTCCCTTATGATGCGGGTCTGATTAGAAATGTATTGGCTCATTCTGATATTGGTGTAAAGATTGGTGAAGCTGGATATGCTCGTGTAGCGTTTGCGACAGCTTACCATCATGTTGCTGCTGCTCTTAAAAGAACACCTACGTCTGCTGATCTACAAGCCATTATCGCTAGGACAGAACAATATAGATTTAATATGTCTAGGGCTAATATGGCTAAGTTCCAGAGAGGGGCTGTAACAGGATTCACTGGTCAGTTTATGCAAGTGCAGACTAAGTTTCTTGAGAAGATGTTAGGAAGCGACTTCACAGCAGCAGAGAAGTTCCGTATGGGGGTAGCCCAGATAGGCCTTTACGGTGCTGTGGGTACTCCCCTAATTGGTTCAATGGCTCCTGCTATTCTCTCTTTTATGGGAGTAGATACTCGAAATGTAGAAGCTGATACGCTTTCTAAGCTTCATAAGGGAGCTTTAGGTTGGTTCTTTACTGACTATCTTGGCAGCAACGCAGAAATATCTGGTAGAGTGGCGTTGGGCAATGACTTCCTAGAAAAATCTATGAAGGTAATTTTATCCCCTACATCCACTGCTCCTGTAGAAATGTTAGCTGGTGCTTCTTGGGCTGTTCTTAGTCGAGGAGCTGATGCTCTCCAAAAGAGCTGGTATACAGGGAAAGTTATTATGAACGCCGATCAAGTAGACAGTAATATGATTCTTGGTGGGGCTAGAGTAATAGCTGAAGAGTGGGCCACTATCCCAGCATCCACAAGGAATATGATGAAGGGTATGGTGATGTACAACTCCAAGATGTACCATAATGCTGATGGTCTTCCTGTCTTTGAATATCGTGATCCTAGTTTTACAGCAGCTTTCTTTCAATCAATAGGTTTTCAGAATAGAGAAGTTAGGGATTGGTATGAAATAGCAGATGGTGGGTCAGTGTTTGATAAGCCAAGAGCTGCGGACAGTTATGCCAAAACTATGGCTTCTATTATGACTAAGCTTATTAATGCTGATGTAGATAAGCAAGATGTCTATGCTGCTGCTTATAACTCTCTCCTTTCTGCTGCTCTCACTCAGAGAGGAGGAGAAGATGTTTTAAAGCAAGTAATTAAATATCTCGAAGACCCTAAGGGAGATTGGAGAGAGAAGATGATGAAAGGATTAAAACTCTATCAGGCTGAATATACTGAAGGACTTGAAGAGATTATTAAGCGTGGAAATATCCGATCTAATGTGACATTAGGAAGAGAAATGGAAAAATATGGAGTGGAATAATGCCTAGTTTCAAATCAAATATGAGTGAATGGTCGGGGGCGTACGCCGCCCCTCGACCTGTTACAGCTAAGGACGACAGTAGTGATGCTTGGGGAGACTTGGCAAATAAACTCGTTCCAGGTCTTCTTGATGCTGCTGGTAAAGGATATGCTGAAGCTAAAGGAGCTAACATCTTAGGCTCTTCCACTACAGCAGAGGAAGCACAACAGGCTGTAGAAGCCTTTTCTGCTGAGACTGTGTTTGAAGAGAATACAGGAGCTACTCCTCTCGATAAAGCTAGAATAGAAGATATGCGTAATGCTGCTTTAAAGAAGTATGGCACTAACGATAAAAAAATTCAAGCTCTTGTTTCTTCTGGGAAGATTAGCTCTTTAGAGGCCAATGCTCGTAGACATCAACTCATTCAAGAGAATCTCTCTAATCCTGTATTGGCTATGTTTAAAGAAGACTTTATGGAAGCCTCTACAGCTTTCACTGGAGGTCCCGGCCTTACAGAGCAATACTTTGGGGCTTATATGCCTACAGAAGAAGAGAGAGTGAAGACTGCTGCTGTAGAAAAGATTATTACAGAGAAAGCCAAGTTTGAAGCAGATGCTCAAACTATCTCCCAGACTTTTGGTATTTCAATCGAAGCTGCTAAAAAGCAAATTGAAGAGGGGGCTAAAAGAGCACAGTTTATTGCTTCTAAAGAAGAGGAATATAAGCTTCGTAATTTCACCTCCCATGAATCCTACACAGTGGCTATGACCAGTGTAGATGAAATAACCAATACCATCACCGCACAGTTAGGAGCCTTAGTAGCTGGGGGTAAAAAGTTTGATGATCCTGCTACTCTTATTGGTCAATTAGAGCAAGCAAGAGCATTAGGTGTTTCCAAGATAGCTCAGTTCTCTAAAGGAATGACTAGAGAAGATAGGAACTCTGCTGAATCTACACTGAATAGTCGTATTGATGGAATGATTGATATGATTGGAAGTGCTGATGGGCATGACTACTTTATGAAGAGTATTCAGCGTATCAAAGGGAGTGTAGAAGCTAATGAAGCTAGAATGACACAGAAACTTATGGATGTAGCTGGACCTCTTTGGATTGTGCATAAACATGCTCCTGAAATGGCTAAGATGATTCAGGGGGCTAAAGCTGGGAATAAAGCAGCAGAATTCGGTTTCAGGTCGGACGAGCTTGCTAAGGAGTGGGCTGCTGGGCTTGGGATAGTGATCGACCCGATTGATAATGCTGATACAGCAGAAAAGATTGTGAACGGAGAGAAGAAGTTTAGCTTAAGTAGTGCTTTAAACTTTGTCTCTTCTCTGTGGGGGAATGGGGATCAAGGAGCAAAGGCTGAAGAAGAATTGGCAGTTAAGCAGCCAGATGTCCATACAGCTCTTTTGCAGACAGCATTTAAAGCTGCTGAGGATAGCGATAAAAGCCCTCTTTCTAACTATGCTACATCGAAAGAATGGATAGTTAGGGCACGTACCCCTGATGGGGCAAAGGCTGTAGCTAATGCTATTAGGGCACGTGTGGCTGATGCTAAGGTGAGACAGTTTGGTCAGATGGGGAAGATTCCGTCTGGAGATATTATTGTTCGTCCTGTTGTTGTTAAAAAGACAGGGGGATATTGGGCTCCTGGACTTACTAATGTTCCTGCTTTTGAATTTCACACTCCTGGTATTTCTCCATCTGTGCAAAAGGATATGATGCAATGCATCCGTATTATGGAGAACAGCCCTTTAGTTATGAAGGAGCTTGGAGTTAAAAGCTCTGATGAGTATTTAAATAAATTCTTCCTAGAAGAATAAATAAGAAAAGCCCCGGAGTCCTGTAATGGATGTCCGGGGCTTTCGTGTTTAAAAAGGAAAAGGACTAGTAAGCTACTCTTCTCTTTCCTCTGCTCTCTGGATAAGATGATTAATATAATCTCTAGCCTTCTCTAAATCCCTAATAGGGGTCCCTTTATAAGGATAGCGGCACACATACTTAATAACATTCCCCTCAAGATAGCCTATATCGTTCTGCTTACAAAACTCAAGAGGTTGTATTTTAAACCTCGTATAATGAGATTGTTTATCAACTGGCTCTTCGTTCATCCTACATACTCCAAATATTTCTTTGTAGCGCCTTCCACTGTCCCTTTCCCAAGATGTGTATTATATACACGCTTCCAATATTTAGCAAGCCCTGTAACATCCGTATGCATAGGAACAGGCTTCTTATCTCTCAGATAGTGGATACGGGCCATCACTACTTGATATTCAAGTGAGTAGGTGAGAGGATCGTTAATACGATAGGACCACGTACCATCTGCATTAAACTGGATGAATTGTTTGAGAGAGTCTCTAAAATTAGCTTTATAGCGGATGTAATTAGAGAGGAGGTCTTTCTCTGTAGCAGGTTCCATCTGGAAAATTCCTCTAGCAGGCCCATTAGTCTGATAGAGATAGGCTCCTCCAAGAGATTCAGCAGCAGCAGTGAGAATAAGGAGCTCCTCTGCTGGGGGAGAATACAGCCCTTTAGGTTCTAACACTTCTCTAATTAAACGTCTTAGGTTTGATACCTTCACAAATATGTCTCCTTTAGTTAAAATATTCGGGATGGCTGAGTTGTTTCTTAAGCTCCTGTACAAAAACTTGCCACTCAGGTAGTTTATGAGAAGCCCGTTGCTTGACCACTCCTCTAAGTGACTTATAATTAGTGCGTACAATTCGTCTCTGAAGAAAGGCTTCAGGTAGATGGGCTTTAGCTTTAACAAGCTCTCCGTTTCGTATACAATCATTAAGATAGCCCAAGAATACGGGATTGATTGGGAGTTCAAAATCTTCTTGTGTAAGAACTCGCTTTGTGAGTGTATGCATAGTTGATTCGCTCTGTTTAGTGACACCAATTCTGTAGGTGTCAAATTGGCTCCACCAATATCTAGGTGCATTAATATCGAGCCATACACAGATTGATTCCAAGAACTTGTTATGCCCCATGTCGAGGGGTGCAAGCTGTTTAGCTCTGTTCTCCATCCTATCGAGGTCAGAATTAAAAGACAAACTAACCCCCAACATTGCTTCTTCATACCCAGATTCCTTTAAAACAAGTACATTCATTAATACCTCTCTGAATGACGTTCTACGATTAATTGTAAGGCACGCTAGCAGCAGGGAGGATTCATTGTCCATCTGGTACACTAGCGTGCCTGTAATAGGCTATTACGCCCTAAATAACCAACTCACAAGCCCCACCTGCACAAGCAACTTGATCTGTAAGGGAAGTGTTATCTTCAGTCTCTACAACATCCCTCAAATCAATGTCAATCATCCTAGATAGTAGATGCTCGTATTGCTCCTTAGTACAATCCTGAAAAGGAGCCTGCGGATAGGTGCCACCATCGTATGGGAGAACAGATATTCCTGTGTAATATTTCTTATTGTTCCACATCCATTCTCCCACCATGTCCCATTCGTCTGGTCGGATAGAAATTGTACAGGAAACATTGTGGTGATTGGCTCCTTCCCGATAGCCAGCATGTACCCACTCCTGATTGAATTTACGAACACGTTTAAGAAGAGAGATGGCACTTTCAGTGCGGAGAATAGCGCCCTCTGGAGCCTTCTGAGGAAACATCATTACAGCTTCAAGATGAGGCTTAAATTGGCAGTCCTCAATAAGATCAGGAAATTTCTCTTTCATATAACGATAGAGGGCTTCATTCTTCCCCACTCTCATACGCCTAATATAATAATCATTATACCAAGCATGAATACCGCTACTGCTCCCTACAGTGAGAGAGGATGTCCCAGAAGGCTTTACTGTTGTGCATCTAGCTGCTTTATTAATACCAATCAACTCAGCTACACGAGCATTCTCTTCCTTTACACATTCAGCAGCTTCTTTCAAGTCATAATTAAGAACAACCCCACTTCCTATTCCAGTCATCCCCACACCGATAAGAGCGTCCTTCTCTGTGTTGTCTTTCCATTGCTGCCTAAGATAATGAAAATCTGTATATCCAGCTTGTAGCGTGCCAATAAAAGAGGCTGCTCTACAGCGTTCATTCAAATCTTCTTGGCTCTGAATGTCTGATACATTCACTTCTGTGAGATTACAGAATTGCATAGAGCGAAGGGATATTTCGCAACATGGATTGCTAGCAATATCTCTATCGTTAGTCCAGAAGAACCCAGGCTCCCCACATCCAGACCTCTTCACTCTCTCCCAAATAGCAAGAAACTGATCTTCTTCTACTTTTCCTCTTTCCAATACAACACTGTTATTAGCTCTGCCTCTCTGTGGGTTAAGTTCCCACCAAGCGTAGCTCTTACAAGAGAGCATATCCATATCATCAATAGAGAAAAGAGAGATGAGAGCAGCTCTACGTATCCCTCCAGAAAGCACACTGTCTGCAATGTGGCACATCATGTCGTGGCATTCTAAAGGTGTGAGCTGCCTACCAATAGCGTTATTGAGAATCTTTCTTACTTGCTCTACACAGATGCGAAGAGGAGCAGGACCAGGGGCTTTTCCTCCACTTGTAATAAGTCTAGCACCTTTTGGGCGAATGTCTCTGTAGTCAAAGTCAGGGGTAGATCGTCCTTCAAAATAGGCTCTCACAAGGACACGAATAGCATCTGCCCAGCCTTCAATTGAGTCTCCGATAAGGTAGCGTCTAGTTTTTGTTGATGGGCCTATGACAGGTGGAAGTTGTTCTACATGATGTTTCTGAACAGAGAAGCCTACACCGCTACCTCCAAGGAGAAGGAACATAGATTCCCAGAAGATAGCAGGATGGTCAGCATTAATAGCTGCACAGTTAAACATACGGTTGTTAGCTAGTTCAATGGGCCTCCCACCAAACTGCATACTCCTCATGGAGGGCAGCACCTTCTTAGGATGAACAAAGTATTTATAAATACGTTTGATTTCCCATGTAAGTTCTGGATAGCGTTTACAATGCATCTCCATGTTCCTTACACAAAGCTCTTCCCAATTCTCTCTCCTTCCTATTTCAGGAATAAACTTAGCGTATTTATTAAATACAGTGATGTCTGAGAGAACCTTTTGGCTAATATCCAACTTCTCCCTCCAACTTCTTTTCCAGTCTGTTAACAGCAGCTTGCCAACCCTCCCAATCTACTACACCTTCAGCATACAAAGAAGTGAGAAGAAGACTCTCCCTTTGTAGCTCATCAAAAGTATCTCTATCCACAAATTCATCTTCTGCTGTACGTACATAACACCATTGATGGTCCTTCAAAGTTGTATCATACCACCCCTTGTCCCAATACTTAGCATTAATAGAGAGCCTATTAATCTTTGTCACAGTGGCGTGTTTAACTTCTCTCCCTTTAGCCGAAGGAACAAAAGCTGCAATAATATCCCCTACAGCTACACGCCCGCTAGGATGATCGTAAATTTTATACTTACCCATAATGCCTCCTAATGGTGGGGAAGGAGGGACTCGAACCCTCACGGCATAAGCCAAGAGTTTTTAAGACTCTTATGTCTACCAGTTCCATCACAGCCCCACGTTAATATTATACGGCGTTAGCCAGGATATTATGCCGATCTTCTATGGTGTTCTCCGTATATCGTGAACGAGACCAACCACCACAAAACTTGCAACGATAACGCTGATACTTACTAACATTTGTGTAATAATATCCTCGACGTTGCACTTCCCCACCACACCGGACACAAACCGGATGGTCAGGATTATCAACCATAATATTAGGGTGCTGATCCATCCAAGGAAGAAGTTTTTCATACACTTGCTCCAATGTAATTACATCTTGAATATTATAAGCCACCATCTCTTCCCATGCTTCTGGATTCCACTTAAGACATTCAGCCCACATAGAGAAGCCAGGAAATTTCTTATGTTCACTCTTCTCTTCTACATTCAAATACTTAGCAATGTAAGCAAGCTTATTCAATTCAAAATTAAACAAAGACTTAGCTACAAGGTAAGTGTCTACATGTTTAATAGGGCTAAAAGGTTTCATCCCCAATTCAACAGCACGAGAACGGATAACAGGAATATCGAACTTCTTTCCATTATGTGTTACAACAATGTCTGCTGCATCAAGCAGGGACAAAAGATGTTCTACTACCTTTTCTTCTGTTGAGTTGTAAGTGTTCTTTGTAAACATCCTATCGTTACCATACCACTTAGCAGCGTAGCAGAGGATGTTACTGTGTTGAACAAACTGATTGTATCCCACATTATTCTTCCAAGCTCCCCATACAAAGGCAAGGTTAGGGGAAGTTTCAATATCCAAAATCAAAATTTTCTGCATTATTTAACCCCTGTGCTGCCCATTCCGCCAGTCCCTCTTTCTGTGTCCTCTAATGAGTCAACAGCCATTGGATAGTCAAAAGTATTGGCAATGATTGTAAGTTGAGCGAATCTATCTCCCTTTCGTATATGACAATCTTTATCCGCTGTATTAAATACTTTTACAGCAATCTCTCCTCTATAATCGCTGTCGATAATGCCAATATGACATAGGAGATCGTGCTTAAATCCATGCCCGCTACGAAGAGAGAGCAAACCAAAATTACCAAAAGGAATAGCTACATAAGTTCCAGTACGGATAATAGCATTACTTAGTCTAGGAATAAAATAATCTGCATCTGCTACAAGATCAAACCCAGCAGCCCCTTTTGTTTTCTTCTCTGGTTTATTTCCTACGTATAACATTACAGAGCCTTTACGGGGACATGAGGAGCTTCAAGGTTAGCTCTATCCCCTACTGTATAAGTGTAAGGACGATCAATCAGTTTTGTTTCCTGTGTCGTATTGCAATGGGGGCAAGTGAACATATTTCCAGCAGGACGAGTCTCAAGATTTTTATTACAGAATACACACTTCATTATCTCTCCTAATTGTTAAATGCTGTAGGTTCAGAAAGGCGTTTATATTTAGCAGCGCTAACGCCCCTGTATACCAACCCAATTTCACTTCCATTAATAAAACCTAAATACTTATTCACTTCATCCCAACATTCTTCCTTAGTGCATCCTTGTGCTGTTAGGTCTTCAACAATATTTATAATGATTTGTCCTCTGTTGTAGTTACGTAGACGTACATCGGTTACATCATTGAATGTAGGATAGCCATCAACTTCAGCCACGACTTCTTTTTCGCTCACTTGTTTCCTCCTTACACTTCTCCTCGTGACATTCACGGCAGAGAAGCTGGAGCCCGTCCTCGTCACAGAAAAGTCTGTCTATTACATTGTCCCAGCTATCGAATCCAGATGTAGGAACAACAGGGATGATATGATCCACCGCTATATTCTTCACTCGTTTGGTCTTTCCATTCTTCAGTGTCACCACTGCTGTAGCTGGTATAACCTCATTACAATTTTCACAGCGGTAGAAACCTCTTTCCACACGGGCTCGGCCTTTCACTCTGTTCACTGGCCCCCATCTCATTGATGCTTTCCTCAAGATGGATTTAATAAATGAATGAAAAGCCGAGCTAGTCATAACCGTCTGAGGCATTATTCTCCTTTTAAATTCCACATTACAGGATTGCCACTCTCGTCCAACTCTCTAACCATCCATACAAGGCGAGCTTGCTCAAGCATCATCTTGGCTCCATCTTCCTTGTATATATTATTATACGAGTCTAGGACGATTTTGTGACATTCTTCTTCTGTATTTGCTTCATTTAAAAGTTCGTATGCCTTTAAGTCTGCTGTTCCTTTTAGCCCAGGAATGTTGTCTGTAGGATCGCCCATTAGCATCTGAGCATAGAACCATTTCAGTCCAGTGCCACGACACTTATACTTTGTATAGGGGCGTTTATCGGGGTTACTGGGGACAACAGTTCTAGCTGATAATGTGAGTTCCCCAAGCTCAGTAACAATTTCCGGTCCCCATTCATCTTGGCCTCCTCTAGCCCAGATATAATGCCAGCCAGGGATTTGCAACAAATCTTTGTCTCTTGAGCAGATAATAGTTGGAGCATCTGTGGCCTGTCTGGAAGTCTGAAATATTGCCAAGCCATCGTCGGCTTCGTACCCATCACACATAATAGTGTCCCAGCACGCCGGAATATATGCCCGAATGTTGTCGTAGTGGAAAGGCCTCGTTTCATGCTTCCTATTTCCCTTGTAAGGCTTCGTTACAGCCACGTCGTATCGAAAGTTGTTATCAGTGCTGAGGAACATCAGAGGGGGCTCTAAGGCTTTTACAGCCTCACATATGGACAGCACACTGCTCCACAATAGACCTTCGACATATTCGAAGGGAGCCACACCCCCTGACATCCAAGCTACTTCTGCTGCTGAAGCCACCTCATATACAAGTAGGTCGGCGTCAATTAGAGGTTTCATTTATTTACCTTATCAAATTCCTCTTTAAATTTGTTCCATTTGTCTGTTTCCACTGCCTTAGCAGCTTTCTGTAAACATACACTCAATCCATCAGGACGAGAATGTTCAAACTCAGCAATGATTTTCTGATTGATACGGAGTTGATAGCGGCATACACCGAAGGTTTCTCCCCCCATATTCTGGATAATGATGCTCATTCTTCCTCCCTTATAAACCCGTTATTTAAAGCCCATTCATCTAATGTATCTTTTAGATATACTTCGTCTGGATTTAGATTATCCTGAATCCAACCAATCGCTTCATCTAAGACATTAGGAGTGTAAATTGCATCTGTAAATCTTTTATACTCATCGTAAGTCGGCATATTATTTCACCTCCACAATCCCCAATCCACCACAACATTCACAAGGCTTGAAGTCGAAGATGGGGCTAAATTCTACGTCACCCTCTTCTTCCTCATTGCAAATAAAACTAAGTAGTCCTGTTCCCACACACACTTGGCAAATATAAGAGTTCATCACAATCTCCCCATACTTTTACATAGTTTAAATAGACCCTAGGAGAGTTGTGGAAATAATCTTTCTCAGCTATTTTTATGTAGTCTTCTGCATCTCCTTTCACAAAGAAGTATTTTGCATCTCTCTCCTCGCTCCCAAAAGGTGTAGTGTAATTAACAGCTACTTCGTAAATCCACATACTATCTCCTTAAGAGGGCCGGAGCCCTCATTGATTAAAAAGGTGGTTCGTCCATCTCCTCTACAGTAGCTTCAGGAGGTGCTGTCTTAGTAGCAGTAGTAGCACCACCATTAAGCATCCTATCCAACTTACTACCGGGGAACTCAAGATTGCTTTTAATCTTAGCCTGAAGGAATTCAGGGAGAGACAAAAAGATTTCCATATTGGGGGAGTCCAACTCGAATACCTTCGGATTGTTCTTGAGTTCTGGATAGCTTCTCCTTGGAGACGCAGGGCTAACCATCGAAACATTGGCATAGATATTACCATTCCTCTTAGCCACGTTATGAGCAATAGTAACATTACAAGGCATACCAACCATTTTAGTAAGATCGCCATTTGCTATTCCCTTCGGATCAATTGCGAGGATACGTTTCGTACTCTTAGCCTTATCAGCTTTCAAGTTGTTAAGGACAAAGCTTTCACCTACCCAGCGAGGCTTCTCAAGATCATCTTCTCCATTCTCATCCTTAATAAAAATATCAAGAAGCTCATACGTAATGTTCACTTCATTGCGGGGAGCCTTCTCCTGCCCCATATATTCCTGCGGCTGCAAGCCCAAGTCAATTACCTGCACAACACGAGCAGGATAAGTGTCCACAGGAATAGGTTCTTGCTTAGGTCCGCCACCACCCATAGGTACAGTTGTTGCATTCAAAGCCATGTGTTATTCCCCTTATTAGTTCTTTGTTACAGGTGCTACGTTAGTGATGTTTCCGCATACGGTGCATCGCGCACCTTTCACACACTTGTTATGTACTCGCATATTCTTACCGTGTGACTTATCCTGATAGTCATGTTCGCATGTGCACTTCTTAATCAGAGTCATATTATTCTCCTTTAAATATTCTGTTTGTTATCGCGTTTCAACTGTCTTACTTTTACACCATGTTTAATCCTAGCAAATGCAAACCCGTTGGTTAAACTCCCAACCATTATAGCTTAAGCTTCTAGTGGTGAGATTTTATGCTCAATAGCAAAGTTTGCAATTTCAGAACCAAGGTTATGGAGTTTGTTTTCATAATCCAAAAGAGCATCTGATTTGTACTGTTCTGCACAGAACTCGTTCAACACAGAACCAAAAGGTTTAGTGTGTTTCAGCCCAGTTTCTTCTTTCATGCTTTTCTCCATCCTTTATAGTTATTTTTGTTGTTCAGATGTACTTGATACATGTGTCCGTTATTCAAATTAAACTCTTTGCAAAACTTATTGAGGTTGAATATTTCAAATACTTCATCATTGGGTGAAATAAATTTATAATGTTTCGAGATGGAATACTCAGTATTATATTGCCTTGTTACCCATTCCAGGTTATCAATTGAGTTGTTTCTTTTATTCTCGTCGATATGATTTACTTCGTAGCAACCAACCTTTTCTGGCAGAAATGTTAAAGCTACAAGTTTGTGCACCATTGGGCAAATTCTTTTGCCGCTTACATACAGACCTACTTGTTCATAACCGGCGTTAGTTACCCAAGGTATTAATACATCCTTCCTTTTTCCTGAGACTTTACCATTATCAGTTATATAATATCCAGGAAATTTAGAAAGTTCTTTCATCAATGTGTCTCGGCCCATGACTTTCCTATTTCACTCTCACCCTTATGGGGGCATTTAATTTTATAGAACTCACCGGCCCATGCAATACAAGATTCAGCTAGTTTAGCAAACTCTTCTGCTATTTCTTCCTTTACCTCTGATTGAATTTCGTCATGGTAATAGATCAAAAACGCCCAGTCTTTTCCGAATGGACCAAATCTTTTGGTTGCTTCAGCGTATAATTTACAATATGCTGTTGACATAAAGATAGCCTCATCAGACTGAAGGACATACACTAAGATGGTGTGTTCTGATTCGATGAAGATAGGGCGACCATCTAATCCTCTAACCCATCCATTATAGAATTCAGGTTTGTTATACTTACCAATCCTTACCTTCGCATTACTCTTCCATTCAGCTTGTAAGTCATCCATCAACTTCTGAAATCCAGGAGCAACACCGAAGATTGCTTTCTTTATCAGCTCCCCTGTATCAGCAGACTTACCAACGCTGCGACCGAGCTTACCAGCAGAAGCTCCAAAAAGAGCGGCATAGTTAAGGGTCTTAGCCTCGTGGTAGCTAACGTCGAGTCCTGCCACCTCCTTGATGGCACGTTGGTTGACGTAGTGGATGGTGGACTTGTCAGCCTTTTTTCCTTCGAGCAGAGTTCGTGTAAAGAACTCATCTCCAACTCTCGCCGCAAGCATCCTATTTTGGCATCCTGCTGAATCAGTTCCAACAATAACATACCCCGGCTTGCTTGTGAAACAACGCCGCATGTGTTTTCCATAGAACGTCTCAAGTCCTGGCACATTGACAATAATCGAATGCTTTGCTCTTCCAGTAGTTGCAAGTCCTGTAACAGCGCCATGTATCCTCCCATCTTCTTTTATATGTGGAATCCATCCTTCTATTTGAGAGCGTCTATGTTTACATTGTACTCTCTTAGCAATCATCTTTCCTATTCCCCCCTTCAACCCATCAAAGGGATCATCCTTTGTTAGCTTAGGGGATGTTTGATTGCCCTCACTATCCGTATTCCATTGTGCAGGAATCCATCCTAATGAAAGGAGGAGGGTTTTTAGTTCATCAGCGCTATCCACATCCACTGGCCTAATGTTAATGCGGCTATGAGGCCCAACAATCTTTCCTATATGCCCACTCTCCTTTACATATTTAGAGACATGTGCATTAAGCTTCCCGGATTTGAGGAAAGGAGAGCGTACATAAGAAAGACACTCACAATCAGGTTTAGGAAGGTTGAGAGTACGAACCAAAGGTAAGTAGTAACGGTCGTCATTGTCTGCTTTTTTCTCAAGCTTAACAATCCGCAAAGGGAGACGAGGTTGAAGACGCACAGCGATAGTATCAACAATGTGAGTGAGATGTTGTATACAAGATTCAGCGTGCTCTCTGTCAAATAACCATCCATATTCCTCCTGCTGCTGAAGGATAGTGAATAGTCTATGAGTCATATCCATAGGTCTATATGGAGCATCATACCACCCACCGTATGCTTCAGCTTCTTTTAATAGTTCATTGTAAATAAGATGTTGTATCTCTACATCCTCTGAACATCTATGAAGCATAGCTTCTGAATAGTTTTCCCAATCGTGATGTTCAGGCTTCCCTCTCCCAACTCTATACCCCCAAGCCTCCACACTATGAGGGGCTTTCTTATAAGGACATTCAAAAGGTACAGGTCTGTTAGGGTTGAGGACACGAGACATAATCAATGTGTCTACAACCTTCCCTTTGTATGTGTAGCTAAGAAGCTTACGCATAATAGGAATGTCAAAACCTACACCATTGTGCATGATGAGCACATCTACCTGAGCTAAAAAATCAGGCAACTTGTAAATTGTTTCAGGAGTGAATTTAGTTATTACATTTGTTTCTATGTCCTTAAATACGCCACAATGTATCTTTGTAGCGTTCTCTAACAAACCATTTGTTTCAAGATCACCTACAACAGTAGTCATAACATTTCCTAATTAAAGATGTCACCAAACTCTATCTTCAAATCAATACGAAATCTCTCCACAATCTTCCTGGCATTAGAAGGATTGTCTGTAACATCGTTATAGTTGTCTCCACATACGAGGATACGGAACAGCATGTCGCCTTCTTCGTGTTCAAGAAGCTTATCAAGAATAAGTTCCAATACAGTTTTCATGTAGATGTGATTGACAGGATCAATACCAGCCACCACCTTATCAACATACTCAATAGATGATGTATGTTTATTCTCTCTACGAAGGTAGTCAACACACTCACTCTTCAAGCATGTAAGTACATGTGTATTAAAAGCAGAACGCTGTTCATCCCAACTCTGCCATGCCTTAGTGAAAGCTCCATAAAGAATGCCTTCAAACTCCTGCTTAGGAATGTCGAATGAATAACATACAAGTCCCTTAGCATTACGCATAGCACTAGCGTCGTTCAAAAAATCTAGGATAAGATCATTTGTGTTCATTTATTATCTCGCTGAATAGCCCTGTTTTATTGTTCCAATACAAACTAATCTTGTCACTACTACCGAACTCCCTGTCTTCAAGGATTACAAGATGGCGTATGTTACGAAGCTCTACATCTAGGTTGGGGTCTTTGTTCCCCTCAATCCCAATCATGTAGTTACAGCTTCTCATCATTGCCCTACTACCAGTAAACTGTGTAGACATAACATTGCCTCCCCTCTCATGTGGGAGTCCAGAAGTTGGGGCTTTAAGATGGCAGAAGATATAACTTGTAAACTTTAAATCCTTTGCCATTGCAGAGAGTTCAGCAGCCATGCTTGTCAAGAATTCATTAGCCTCAGCAGATGACATCTGATTGGTAAAGCAAGTTATGGGATCAATGATTATATCTTCCACTTCCTCGCTAGTAACAACATACCTAATATCATCTTTCAAACTATCCCAATTAACAAACTGGTAGCTATCGAGAATGATTGCTTTGTCACCAATTAATCCCTCATATTGGTCATAAGCATCAGCATCAAACTCAATGTTAGGGTCATGGAAGATACGACCTGCTGCCTTACCTACAAGATTCTTATACGTTCTAGCAGGGTCTTGCTCAGGCTTCACCATAAAGACAGGGAGTTTATCAGAGAGGATGATGTGAGCAGCAATGCTATCCACCACCTCTGATTTTCCCATTTTGACCATATGTTCGACGTAGTTCGTTACTCTACGCCAGCTTTCGCGTCTGCATATCGCTATGCAGTTCAGACTATATCATCCCGTTTACACGGGCTGTGCGCTTCGAGCCACTTGGCCCTACGGCTTTCGCCTAGTCGTTGCACCTTCTACCAAAGGTAGTTGATAGAAATATCCCTATAACATCTACGACTATGTATGTCGTCATAAATATGTTTAGGAATTTCCATAAGGGTTTGAATCTGTTGTGCTGACCACACTCCTTCTTCAATCATCTCGCAAATCTCATTCACCTTTCGATCTGAGAGTTTGCTATTAGGGCGGCCACATAACTTATTCTTAAACGCATGTTTCCTGTTCTCAGAAGAAGTTACCCACTCAAGGTTGTTTTTATGGTTGTCAATCTTAATACCGTTCTTATGATTAACAACCTTACCTTCCTCATACCCAGGAACATAAGCATAAGCAACAAGTTTATGAACGAAGATGCGTAATGTTTGCCCATCAGATGAGAGTGTTACTCGCTTATAACCTGTTCTATTCAGGTCGGTACGTAACACTCTCCCTGTTTCGGAATTAACTATAACACCTTCTTCATTAACAAGATACTTTTCAAATCCCTTTATCGTGATTGGTCTCACACCTAATCTCCTTATAGTAGCTTGGCTCAGGATTGTCTACTAGAGAGTTCCCCTGAGTTCACACAGTTTATCGCGGGCATCACTCTACCCGCCCCAAAGTAGTAGGTTTCTCCCCTCCTACGCCCCCTTGTAGCCTTCGTAAGCCCTTCCCAAGGCCAAGGTCTACCAACCTCTGGCTTTTTCTTAGCGGCCTCACTAAGACTGCTCCCAAGAATGATTTTTGTATTCTTAGGGGTGGATGGCCTCCACCTTACAGCGTTAGTACATTCACTAGCCAATCCATTCATAAGACATTCGTTCGCATCCTTGGCAGGAAGCTCTGCAATAAACACCCCAGGATAGAGCCTAGCAAAAACATCTGCTGCTTCCTTCCCAGGCTTATCCCCGTCAGGAACAAACACCACTTCAGGAAATAGCTGCCTAATTGAATGAGCCATTCTTGTAATTACTTTTGCAACACTAGAGCAACCATTAGGAAGAGAGCATACAGCAGGTTCAAGATGTTCCCACTTAGTTCCTTTAACAGCGTCCTTAAGCATCTGATAGAGAGCAGCCATATCGAATTCACCTTCGACAATGTACAGCCTCTTAGCCCCAGATTGTTTAGCTTGTTCCCATCCGCATAGGTCAACATCCTTCATCCTACCGATAGACCATATCTTCTTCTCAGTAAGCAGCCTCACCTTATAAGCTACTAGATTTCCATTCGATGTGTATGGAAAATACACTGTTTCAAGAGAGACACCATCCACCCCAGACACACCACCACGCCACCCAAAATGAGCAAGGACATCTTGGCGAAGACCTCGTAAAGCACGGAGGTCTGGAACTTGTAAAGCCTGAATGTCAGCAAGCTCTTGAGCAATTTCATCATCGGTTCTTCGTTTAACTTGTGGCTTGTGTTGTGGAATAGCTTCGTATGGATGCGCCACATACGTTTTACACGCAAAGCAATAGCCATCATAATTCCCATCCTCTTGTTGGAACACTTGTAATCCATCTAAGCTTCCACAAGAATGAGGAAGCCTTTCAACACAGGCTCCAGCCTTTCCTTTAGCCATTCATATTCTCCTCCTTATTTCGACATCAAACAATCGCCATTTGTATTATATGGATCAAATGCTGCTGGACATCTACTATTATCAGGGCAGTCGATACATGTACATTTCAATTTAAAATTGAGGAAGCAAATACAATTTCTGCAGTCATATTGTAAAACATTTACGTGTCTGCAATCATCCCCTGTAAACGGGCAATAACTCATCTCCCCTCCTTAATGAAATCATCTATAAGTTTCCGTAAAACATTTTGTTCTTTATCATACTGATGAAACGATTCACCGTGTTCTGGATGGTTTCTCTCATGCCTTCGTAGCTGCTTAATCAACATACGAAGATCGAAATATTTCTGACGATAGTCGTTCATTTCCCTTCCTCCAGCATCTCAGCCACTTCTCTTATGACCTGCCCAACTATTGTTTGGTCATTAAATCCGCCACGCTGCCCAAGGTTAATGCTGGCCTTTTTCCCACTTGGCGCGTCAATGTGAAGCCAGCAGTCACCACACGGCTTTACTGTGAGTTTCAATTTTTGCTCATTCATTTCCATTCCTCCAACAGCCGGTCCACCGCTGCGGCGTTGTATTCGCGGCATCTTTCGCATTTTTGTGCTGTGCTCATTTCTCCTCCCCGACCAGTGCGGTCATCAACTCGGCAACCTCTTCCTTCAACCCCTTAATCTCATCAGCCGCCTTAACAAAATTACCCTCTAAGTCACGATTGTGACAAGCCCTGTATAGGCTTGCTTGTGAACGTAACCATCTCTCTGCATCGAATTGATATTGGGCCATAACCCCTCCTATATTTATATTATACGTATTAGGAATAAAATTGTGACATTAAAAATTATCCGCAACAATCTTAATCTTTTTTGGATTAAGGACCATATTAACTTCCGCTTTAGGACGAGGCCATGCAGGCCAATCATTATTAGGAGGTAAGCGATTGTTATTATCTATAATAAGATCATCGAGAGGGTCTTCACCTCTCTTAATCTTAGGGGGCATAAGAGGAGCGAAGTGGTTAAAGATAGGATCTTCTTCTAATTTAAGTTTCATCTCAGGAGGGGCCACCCTATTAAAAGCATTTGTATGAAGAGCATTAATAAAATAGTCTGCATAAATATCGGAGGTAGTGTCAGCAATTCCAGGGGCTGTATTCACTTCCAACACATAGGAGCGATCTTTCTTCTCATTATAGATAATATCTACAGCACCAAAGTCAAGACCCAATGCCTTAACAGCCTTCAAAGCATTATTTCTTACATGCTGGGGAATGAGGAAGAGTTCTTTCATAGGCTGCCCATCATCATCAAACATCCTTGCATTATATCTCTGGAAGATAAATCCATTCTCGTGATTGCGTACCTTCCAGTTTACATTCTCCTTGTCAGGATAGTCCTCCCTCAACACCTTCCTTGTAACATCAATAACACCGCCATTGAATACGTGAACACGCCATTCACTCTTCTTAGGCATATACACAGTGTAAAGAGGAGCATCAATAAAGTCATCAAGAGAGTCGATAATAACAATACCTGCACCTCCATGCCCATTCAAGATAGTACGAGCAACAACAGAATAGCCTTCTGCTATCCACCTCCGTGCTTCATCCTTACTCTCTGTTGTTGAGACAGTGGAGACACCTTTGTTTATGAATGTTCTAAATGCACTCTTCTTATTACTCGCAAGAGCTACAGCCTCAAACTTATTAACAACAACAGCGTCTTCAGGAATATGGGCAGGGCGTACAGGACATCCCCAATTAATAACAACATGACCTTCTTTATACTTATACTTAGAAGCTTCTCTTTTAACACGAAGACAACGAAGTTTATTAGCAAGAATTTTTCCACTTTCTGACACCATATCGTAAGGCATTACAACATATCCCATAACTCCCTCCTATATATCCATGTCAGGTTCTTCAAAGAATGTAAACCTACTGAAGTCGCATGTGTCTACAATCAATGCACAACGAAAAGCATTTTCCATTACAATACGATTGATGTCTTTAAACCCCCTGATAAAGTGACCTTCAGGAAACAACTTAGGAATAAACTCTTCATCGTTAAGAGCCTTGTCAATAAGAACAGCAGGGCTACCAAACTCTTGGGCAGCTTTGCGTAGAGAAGCAAGAGTGGTGAGCCAACATGTAAGCACATCCATATCCATTGTCCCACGCATTGATCTGAATTCCAGGCTCCCATATTTATTTGTAGCCGCTGTGTTAATAGCGGAATACCTCACCTCGTCATCCAGATATTGAATGTGCCCCTCTCTAGCACAACGATCAAGAGTGAATACAAGACCTTCAGCATCACGAGAGGAGAGGCAAAACAAATTACCTTTTCTTTCCTCCCCACAATAATCAATCATAGCTTCCTCAAACAATACCCAAAGGAATAGGAAGGTAAACCATTCATTCATTGTCAGGTCAGTGACATTTACATGAACATGAATGGATGTTCTTTCACTAAATTGCACAAAGTGGGCCAAGTTTAGCTCTTCTCTGAGAGCCTCCAAACAAGCAAGAGATTTTTCTAAAGGGTAAGGGCGTGCAAACACATATTCTTTTCCTTGCTCACCATCAACAGGACGTAAACTCCCCTCTCTCACCACCTTAAAAGCGTCTACATGTTCAGGCAACCCTACCCCCTCTACCTCCACCTCTACACCAAAGAGGCAACCGTTCAACACCTTACGCCTTATTAAATCTCCAACTTTCATTGAACACCCCCTTAAAAGGGTAGAAAGAAAAAGAATATGAAGTGATTGTCACATTATGAACACCGTCTTCATGTGTAATCTCACCAATACAAGCAGTTTTATAATATAGATTAGTGAGAGAAGCAGCAAGCTCTCTTGAAAATGCAACAACACATCGACTATCTTTATCTCCAACCACTATACTATTATACTCTCTATCTGGTTGATTAAATTTTCCCATAATACAGTCACCTAGTTGACCCATAGTAGCGATAATTCTCGTAGATGAACGAGTAATAGGGTTGTAATAATGGAGCCTACTAGGATCAAGCCCTTGCCTCTGCCTTCTAGCAGGCATCCTCGCAGCATAGATATATGATGGGCCATAAGGAGAAAGATAGCGGATAAACCCAAGAGGAGGAGAAGAAATATCCAATTTAGGGTTATCCAATGCCACCTTTATTTCACTGTCTGTAACACAATCCCTCAAACAAACATAAAGCCTTTTTAAATGCTCAAAGCAGCGCAACACTGAACAAGGCTGCTTATCAAAACGTATAATTGTACCAGTTAAACGCATATCTGCATCGTGAATATTATCGTACACGTGGAACCTCCAAAGAATAGTGGTCGATAATAGCCAATGCCCCATCAATATCTGAATTGTTAATAATGTCTTGAATGTCCCCTTCAAGTTCAGGAAGGAAGATGTCCTTCACAAACATATCCTCAACAGCTCTCTTTGCTGCTCTATACACCCATCCTTGATAGCGAGGGGAAGCAAGCCAGAAGTTGCTGAGTACACGATACTCAACACCGTAAGGCTTCATACGAAAAGCCCCAGCCTTCCCATACAACTCCCTTCTAGTCTTATCAGCGTCCACCATAAGGGATGGAAGCCCCAGATAGAAGTCAAGCTGCCTTGCTACAGCCCCAGCCTCATAGAAGTAGGTTGGGTTGCCTAAGTCTCTATCCTTGTCCCAGCCAACATGCACATGTCCTGAAGCTGTGCGAAAAGGTCTATCCCCATCAGGACGAGGATTTACACCCATAGTCCACCCATTAAAGTCCGGGTCACAACCAAGTTCTAAGGCTTCCTCCGGCTGGGATTTAATATATTCAGTTCCAAAATGAGCTACAGGAGCAATGAAGAATTCATGTGGAATCATGTCTTTCATCTGCTTCATAACATGGTTGATGTTCTCAATGAATGTTGCCTCATTAAATGCTGGCTCAATATTAAACTCAAGAGCCATACCATCCACTTGAACAGCCCCTCTCTCCACCTTATGAGGAGCTTTCTTTGTTCCAGGAATAGCATTCCATGCAGACACAAGATTACCTGCTTTGTCTTTCATAAACAATTCAGGATCAGCGCCAATCAAGATTTCCATATACCCTCCTTAATTATACTGTCTACGTGTCACGAGATGATTAATAACATTCTTGAAACAGTCTTGACAATAGCTTTCCTCTTTATCCTCCGTTACATAGACAATTTCATTTTCTCCATGAACTCCCCCGCACCAATCGCAATGATAAAGCCTTTCGTGTTTGCTTGTCCATGTACCCAATCGTCCGAAGAAAGCCTGCCGACACTTTTTGCAAAATTCCTGGCTTTTGAATGTGCAGAGCACGCTGCAAACTGTGTCGGCTTTGTCAAAAGGGGCGCTATCCTCCCCCATTTCAGCCATAAGTTCGTCCCATTCTTTATCGGCTGCTTTCTTCTTTTCCTCTTTGTTCGTAGATTCCTCAAGAGAAAGAGGGCTCCCATCAACCTTAACAGCCTCATGTATCCCTACCACCTTAACATCAAACTCTAATATCCCTCCACGATAGGCACGTGTGATTTGATTGATAGTACCACGATAGACTTTCGTTTTATCAAATAGGTTTATGACAGGTGGAACTCCGTCTACCTTCACAATGGAATATTCAATGTTCACCCTATCGTCGAGAGGCGACCAACCCTCAAACTTCCAGAAGTTATTATGTAAGTATTGTGATTCAAACAAACAATCAACAACATTACCAACTCGCAACCAAGAAGGCATACCGTTATACCCAATATCAATAGCAGGTCTTTGCTTCCTTACATAATTAATAACAGGACGATCATCAATAGGCTCTTGAAGAGCTTTAAGCACTTCCCCTCTTTTATAATTATTAAAAGAGAATGTATAAAGTTTATTTATTTCTGTAGCAACAGGGCTTCCATCAAGGATAATACCGTTACGAGAAGCAGCAGCCATAAGCATATAAAACTCACTAGCCCACATCACCACCTTATGTTCCTTGTCATAAGCGATGTACATAGGCCGCTCTTTATTACGTAGGAAGTTCAGACTCTCCCCTGCACTATTCCACCATACAAGAGAGGCTGCTCCCCACACCTTGGGCCACAAATCCTTTACACCTTTCTTAAAGATGTGATAAAAAAGATTATCGCTATCCACCTTAAACTTATGATGATCTAACAAATCTTGTCTAAAACTAATTGTCCCATTATGCACACCAGTGATGTACCCGTGAGTAAAAGGATGAGCATTTTCTACATTAACATCCCCGATAGTAGCTGCTCTATTATGCCCAATAAACACACGATTAGCCCCAACAAGGAGCTTCTTATATTCAGAGCTAGCAATAAAAGATGGGGAGTTGAGGAGGGTCTTCACTACATCAGGACGTGATTGTACGCCGACCCTCACAACACCAATGCTATCAAATCCTCTAAGCTGATTCATAACTAACAAATCGCTGAATGCTCGCTCATGTTTTATAAGCAAGTCTCCAGCTACACCTACAATTCCACACATCATTCACCTACCTTAAGTTTCAAGTGTTTCTCAATAAGGTCGAAGAACAATTCTCTTGTATCAATTGCTCTATTAAATTCAGGATGAGGCTGGAAGCAAAGACATTTCTGCCTTGTGTACAATACACATTCAATCCCTCTAATGTAAGCCATTGTATCGAATGTCCTCACTTCTTGCACACTCCCAGCAACCACCAGGATATTACCTTTATCAGAAGGCTTCATCATCTGATGATGTGTTGAGGTGACATGGTAAGGGCGATCTGTGTTGTCGTCAGTACGGAATGCTGTATGTGTACCACCAATAGCGTGCCCATCTACATCCTGATAGAGCTGTCCTCCACACATAACATTAAGGAATTGACCTCCTCTACATATCCCCACCATAGGGGTAGAGTGTTCAAGACCTTGCCCGAATATCTCCATCTCCCTCACATCCCTATCCCAATTACATCCAGTGGTAGGGTGACATCTCTCCCCATAAAGGACAGGAGACACATCACTCCCACCAGTGAAACAAAGGAGAGAGGCCTTATCTACTTGCCCCGCAATATCCCATCCACTCTGTTCAAACATATGTTTAACAGAATAATCACCACCGACAATGTATACGCTAGGCATCTGGCCCCTCCTTGAGAAGTTTGTATGCTGTCTTGACAGCCTTCCATATATCTTCCTTGTAAACCATCACCCCACCATATCTTCCTTTCTCTTTCTTAATAGCATCCCAGAGAGTCTGTTGGAATGATGTTTCATATCTTTTACGAAACATATTTTCAACACTCCCCCTTTCTCCCCTCTTAATATCAAACAACTCCCTATCCATACGAGAGTGGTCGAACTCTTTATTTGCAAATTGAGAGAGAGCAACATAGCTTACATGACTAAAAGGATCATGTCCCCCATCGTATGTACAAACAGCCACTTCATTACGTGTAAGATCGGAGAAGCAAGCACCAACAGCCATCACCATATTCCAGCTCCATCTTGGAAACCTCTCTCTCAACACTTGAATGTTAATGTTTCTGTTATTATTGTGTCTATCCCACAAATAGCGCACATGAGTGGAGGCAAGAAGAGGAGCATTACGAGGAACATTTTCAAGAGCAATAGGAACAAAATAATTCCTCTCTTCTTTCGTATGCTTGCAGATGTAGGGAGAAAGCATGTCGCTATTAACAATCCAATTCAAATAGCGTGAGACAAAGCTGCTATCGAATTGCATCTTATTATTATCTCTTTGACAGCATCTCCCCTTATGCACCACTACTTGGAAAAGAATAGGGCTATCAAATTCTTCAACCAAATATTTATAACGGTTAAAGAACCAAGATAGGCAAACTGCTGCTGAATTTTCATTCAACACATCTCCTTTTGCATCTAAAACAAATCCAGGCTGTTGCCCAAACTCTTTATTTTCTTCCCACCTCTTAACAATCTCAACAGCCTGTTCTCGTTGAGCTTTTGTCATCCTCTGTTCAGCCTTCATATATGCCCTCCTTTATAGCACGTCTAATGTCTTCTCTCTTTTCCTTCTGTTCATTTCTTCTCTTAATCTTCCCTCTCAAATTCCTCTCAATCTCTTCTGGATAGAGCCCTTTGGCTAATGCTTTTTTTAGCTGGTGCTACCCTGTATGTTTTTCCCATGCTACAATGCTCCTATTTCGCACAGAATTGCCCTTCTAAGGCGTTGCAGATAGAAAGTGATGTCAACATACCTAATGACATCTCCGACCTCTTACAATAGCTCCTACGGCTATTCCTCGTCATCATATTCCCATTCATGCTCACCGCCTCTATCCCACCCCCTATCAATCTGGTTACAAATATTTCCCCAGAAACCTGATCCTTGTGGAGAGCGAGCAAAGGAAAATAGATGGGTTAGATAGCCCATTCTCTCTACCAGTCCTCTCTTAGCTGCTTCTTCTATCCACCATGCAGCATCAGGATTAATTCTTTCTATTTCCTCAAGCATATCGTAATAGCTTGGGAGATGGACAGCATCTCTTGCTACCTTAGCCATAATTATTTCTCCTCTTCTTTTGTAAACTCTTTAATCTCTTCTTTAAAATATGTATTCAAATATTTTAATGCGTTCTCAGGCAACTCCTTGATTTGTTGATTGTTAACAATCTTAGGAATCATGTAAATTGTAAAAGCTTCCTTCTTTGAAGGGATGAGGGCAGTAAGGGCAAAACAAATAAGACCAACAATTATAGATTTTCTAAGCTGCCTATGAAACATCTGCCCAATTTCATCATCAAATATTGCCCCCATACAGCCCAAAGCAATCATAACAATCGAAAGAAAAACAACGAAATCGAAAACAGGTTCTAAGCTGAACAATACATTTAAAAAATAAAGCGTCCACATACTCACAACTATTTCTCCTTTTTATGTCACAAAATTGATTTTCTCTCGTATATATATATATATATAATATATATTATACATATTCTAAACAAAATATTAAAAACATCTCTTTCTTAATTCCTGAATAGTATCTTGTTCATGTTTAGAAAGTCTCCAGTAGATGTCTGGATTATAGATGCATCTCTTGTTAGGAAGACAATAACGCTTCGCTAGTGTTTCTTCATATTTACGTAGTGCGCTCACAAATCACCTCACTAATATTTAATTTAATATAAACTCTTTCTACCCATAACGTTGCCTTAATCTTCGCTTCTCTTTCATCTATAGCGTACCCCTCCCATAATGGATTTATATTCGTATCGTTTATAAATACTACTTTATAGCGTTGTGTAGGTGGGGAGTAAGAAGACCTATGACAGGTGGAGCTGTTTGATGTACTCATATAATCCTCTCCTACCTGTAAAATTATAATACCCATTAACAAGCAGTCGCTGTTGTATATACTTCCAATACGCATGTCCTTGTTTTGTTTTGCACCAAGGAAAACAAATATCCAAAGAGAAATGATAACTGAACTCTTTAAGATGAATAGCGTTTCTTTTTAAATACAAAGCTGCCTCTTTATCTATGTCCTCCACTGCACTAATTAACTGCCTATAATGCTCTTTTTCTTCTTTCATATCACACCCCCACATCTAAGGCAACAAGCGACAAGGATTATGGTACATAATCCGATCATCCCATACACTTCAAACCATAAGCGTACATAGCTCTTTCTCATAATCTGCCTCACAATATTACAAAGATTAAACATACATATCCAATCAACATAAGTATGCCAAGGAAAGATAGCAGTTCACTCAACACTGTTCCCTCCTACCTTATTCATAGCATAATCAAAGACAGAATAATAGCTCCCCTCTGGGATGTCTCTAATAGCTTGTTCCAATTCCTCTGCTCTATCGTACGCCTTGAAGAAGGCGCAATCAATAAACAGATAGAGGATGTCTGTTCTAATAGGTGTAATCATTTCCTCCCCCTAAAAGAGCGTAGTCTTTTGGCTGTTCTCATAACTTCATTATTGATGAGATAGGCGAGACTAACCTGCGCCATCTCCTCTTCACCTTTATAAGCGTAAGCCTCATATATTCTATAGTCAGACCAGTGATGGAACATTACTTTCTCCCCCTCTTTGGTGTAGTGTACTTAGAAGACGAGGCTGTCCTAGTCTTCACAACCTTTCTTACAGTGCCACAACAAGGACACACCTTTGCATGGCCTATTTCACAATTACAGAAAGCGCATCTCATCTTGCTCATGGTGTCCTCCTTTGCTTGTTACACGTTACCTAACTGCTTTATCAGTCCCATCTCACACCTCCTCACACTTTAGCCACCCAAGACAGGCCGTCGAGCCAATTGGCTAGGATGGAAACAGTCCCATCCTCATTATCTTGCGTCAGCATTACGCCTATGATCCGCTTATGCGGGTATATGTCCTCTTCTTTCCTTACTATATTGGCAAACCACTCTTCGTTAAGAGAGCGGATACTCATTTTCTTTTCAATTGTGGCTACGCCGTCAGACCACAAGAATGTCGTGCTCAAAACTACCCTCATAACCCACCTCTCGCGTTAATGGTTTGTTCACATAATACAAGGCACAAAGCTCACGCCTTATGCCTTGGATATGGGAGCAAGAGCTAATGCTTAACGCTTCGCGTCAAACACTTCGCTGCCCATCTCTGCTACGATAGTCGCTTCAATACGCGCCAAGACTTTCTTTTCTGTATCGGTCAAGATAACATTGTCGCCATTCAATTTCTTGACGGCGGAAATCAAGGCACTAAACTTCACAGGCGGTGTAACTTTCTCAGGCTTGGCAATATCCCACCATCCGGCATACTTACACTTGTCAACCATTGCTTCGCTAATCAAAGCAACGCCCTTATACTTTTCCTTGTCATCTCCCTTGAAATTTGTGGCCTTGAATTTAATAACAGTTTTCCCCTCGACCTTGGTGATGTCGACGGAGATCATGCCCGGAAAGTCTATAGTCTTCCCACCTACTGCCAACACAGCCTCCACCAAGGGCATGACAACCATATTCGGCATGTCATGAACAGCCTCCGCCAACATATTTAGCGGGGCCAGATTCCTGTACTCACTGCCCGCCAACGTCACGGCCTGATACCACGCAGAAAGAGCAAATTCATTGCTCATTTTCTTTGCCTTAGTCCACTGAGACAAAACGACTTTAAAAGACGACATAGTGTACGACATAATAACCCCCAAAAGTAAAAGGTTAAAAGAAACAACCGAACAGTAAAAAGGACAAGCAAACAGCCTACCATTAATCAGGCTTTTGCCTTGAACGATTAATGTCATTTGCTTGTCCCTTATTTGTTGTGTTGTTTTTAAACTCTGGGGTGGGCAATGAATTGCTAGTTCATTGTGCTACCTTGCACTAGCATGGGCAGACCGTATCTGTCCTATCGGGAGTGTTTCCCTTATTTATGTTTACTTGTCACTTAACCCTGATTCCCGCTCCACTACCTGTTCCCTTGCTAGTTCAGCTAGTAGCGTGAGGCCCGGACATATTGCCGTAAACCTTGGACTATTTCGCTTTGTTTTGACTAGGACCGTCCACTACGTCCAAAACGTAGGTGCCGGATTCATTCAAGTTATGTTATAGTTTGGGCAGTTCGTTGGGTTAACCAATTAACTTGTAAACCATGCTAGATTATCTACTATGTATCGGAGCTTGACTTACTGCGCTTTGCGTGGGCGGGGCTGTTTGCCTAGGCCATTATGCCCTAGCTAATAAACCCCGTAAGCCCCTCGCCTACGCCTTCAATCTGCCCGAATTGCCAATGATCTGTCTCATTCACCCCAAGGCCAATCGCTCCGATATGGAACCCCGAGGGAGAGTGAGAGGAAAAGTCCCTCTCAAATGCAAGCCCCTTATGGAGCATTGCCGTGGGCTTGTCAAGCCCCTTCCAGAAAGTTTTTTCTGGCTTCCAGCTTGTGAGCCTCAATGCCCGCTGGATGACAAGGACATTGCAGCTAGCGTGCCAAGATAGCAGGATACGTGAAAAATAATCGTAAACCATTGAAACATAAAGACATTATGACAGGTGACCCATATTTGAGAAGGGCAGGCAAGCGGATAATAGTATAATAATTTGCACCAACAAAAAGAGAAAAGAGACAAAGAGACATTGAAACAGACGATAAAACATAAACATATTATATAGTTATAAAATATTATACTGTTTGAAGGGAAAGTATAAAAATTTATACTTGTGAATGGTTACTGACAAGACCATTACAATAAGACATAAAAGGGTAATCGGATAACAGTAGACATTATTGATAGCCCATGCCGTAGGCGTAGTAATAGTGTTGCCTATCAATAGTAAATGGGGTAGTAGTGTTGAGAGTAATTACTGATAGGGCAATGGGCACTATCCATGCCGCAGGCGCAAGGATATACATCCTATGTGATGATAGGTGCATTAAACACATAGTGGGCCCCTAGCAAGAATGATGCCAAGATGAAATGAGAATGGTTCCTATCAGAAGACGATGGAGGGGGTTGGGGGTAGTCAGATTATATGCACTACACCCTAAAAATATCTGCTAAAAATTTCAACTGCCTGGAACAATTACCAATAACTGCTTATTAACATAATACGCTTCCCTTCGGTCAGCACACATTTCTATTTAACGCTATTAGTAGTCCTTGTGTGAGCGAAGCGAACACGTATAATAGTCGAAGACGCAATTTCTTTGTTAATGTTTTTAATAACATATCTATTAATTCAAAATTATTTTTAATTTTCTTGTCACAAAAGTGTTTTTCTTACGTATAATATAATATATATTATATATAATATTATATATTATTATTAATATATTATTTTTATGTTTTTAGTTTTTATTATATATATATTATAGGGGAATTGAGAATGGCACAGATTAAGGCTAAGATGAAGAGTTATGACACGAGCAAGGCTAATGCTTTGAAAGGAAGAGTGGCTAAAAAAGAAGAGCCTGTTGTAAACAAGACGAGACAGAAAGTAGACAGAGGAAATGTTAAGGGTAGTGTTAAAGCAGCGCCCACTAAGTCTGAGCCTAAGAAGTATGGTGAAGGAAACTCTATGATTATTCGTGATAACAAGGCTAATGTTTCTGAAGCACAGCTTAAAGCTTCTGGCCTCTCCCTTCGAGCGTACATGAATGCATGGAAGAAGGCGGGAAAGCGTCCTGGAAAGAAAGCGTAAATAGGAGAGCGTAATGAAACTCAGCTTGGATAGAATTACAAGCAGCTTCGGATTCCAAGCTGCGTTTAATAGCGTTCTTGAAAGTATAGAACAAGAGTTTAGTGAGAAGGTGCTCTATAGGGACAATCCTGAGAGCACCAACAATGTTATGAAGAATGACATTGACATGGGTGAACATGATTTGCTTAATGTAGGTAGAGTGTCCGCTACAGACTTTACAATTAACGGTGTAGATGTTACACAGTCGTTAGAAGAGGCTCTTCTTGCTGTAGCTGCCTACCCAGATGAAGCAAAAGGGTATAGAGACGAAGCTGCTGGATATGCTGCTTCTGCTTCTGGAGAAGTAGCGTTATGTGAAGCCCAGGTGGCGTTGGCAGCAGGACATGCTTCTGATGCATCTGACTTCGCAGATGCTGCTGAATCTGCCGCTACGAACGCTGCTAGTGATGTAGCCACTCTCCTTTCTGGATACGTTACAGACGCTGAAGATTTTGCGGATGATGCAGAGCAGGCGGCTTTAGATGCTGCTGCTGCTGTGTCTGGATTAGATGCTAGAGTTGACCAACTAGAAATTGACCTTCCTGCGTTAGAAACTGTTGTTGGGGATAAGCTCGATAAGGATGAGAATATCAACCTTGGTGTGTCTGTAGCTGCCTCTGGAAACCTTGCAGCGCTTTTTGAAGGATTTCCGTCTGGTGTTAAAAGAGTTACTATGATGCTTGACGGAGTTAGTACAAGTGGAACGAGCAATTATGTAATGTGCTTATTAAATAGTTCTGGGTATGTTACGTCTGGGTATAAAGGGGCAACATATGCTGTGCTGGCTGGAACACAGGGCGGTGCAGTTCATGGTTCAAATTTTAATTTGACAATATCAACTGGGTACACAGTCGCATCTGCATTATATAGTGGGAAAATTGAATTTATAAAAATTAAAGATCATGTATGGGCAATGTCTGGTTCTCTTAGTAGAAATGATGTGGCGTGGGTTTATGTATTTTCTGGTAGTGTTGATATATCCACGGAGTTAACAGGCATCCAGATAGGTCCTGCAAACGAAACAGATACATTCGACGCAGGTACAATCAATATCTCTTGGGAGTTCTAAACATATGTACATTACAGCTGTTGATATAAAGACAGGTAAGGTAACTCAAAGGGAACTTACTCCTGAAGAGATCGCTGCCCTGCCTGTTGTGACTGAGGAAGACCTTGCAAGAGAGGCCCGTGAAGCCTTCAAGCAGGACCGTGAGAAAGCTGTAGCCGCTATCGTGGTCCTTGTGGATATAGATGAGAATACTGCTTATCTCTTTGATGGGGATGAAACCTCACAGACCCGTATGGCAAGGGCCATTGTGACCATGACGGATTCCGACGTGACCCCTTGGGTGCTCGCTGACAACACCCCTGTGATGGTAACAAGGGCACAGCTTGCGGTTGCCTTGAGAAAGGCTGGTGAGGAGCAGACTAGGCTCTGGATTATGCCCTAATAATATAGGAGAATATAAATGATTGTTTCAAATAGCCGTACAGCTACAACAGTTACTAAAACAGCTACAGCAGAGCTTGCTGTTTCTCGTGGGCTTAAATGGCATCAGATTGATTGTGGAACAGCCACCGATGGTAGTTTGGCTGTTAATGTAGATTTTGGTAGTGGAGAACGCACCATTGCTACAATTGATTTCACATATACAGAGCGAGTTCCTGTGTTGATCTTTGGTGATGTAAGCTCCATTGAGCTTGTACCAACTACCGTTGATGTAGATTACAAGGTTGTTTATATCGCTTCAGAGGTGTGATATGTTAGTAGCTGTGTTAAGAAGTGTTATAGGGGAGACGATACGTAGCCCTCTCACTTGGTTGAGTGGCTACACATGGCCCTCCGGCCTCCTCAAGCTCTACCGCTCCACAGACGGCACAAAAGCCGCCCTCGGCTCCATCACATGGACCGACGAGCCAACAATCACGGCTGACGGCGTTGAGCCGGGAGATGGGCCTGACATGGGCTCGGTCAACCGGGCGAGTCGCAAGGTGTGCGTTGTGCGGTTCAAGGCGACGAAAGCCGACGATGGCGTCACCGATGATGAACAGGTGTTCGGGCCATTGTACCTCAGAAACGGCTACCTTGTCGGCAAGCTGGATGGTGAGGAAGACGCGCTGGAGCATGAGTGGGCCATTGGTGACGAGATAGCGGCAGTGGTGGAGATGACGCCAGCGGGTGTGACTGTGCAGCTTGTGGGAGGTCTTGAGTAATGGCGAATATGGAAGGTTGGCTCTACCGCAAAAAGATCACGGTCACTGGCTCAACTGATGGGGCGCAGACTGATTACACGATCCCGATCACTGTGCATTTCGGCAGTGGGACAGATAGCGGCGATGATATTTATTGCGCGTCACATTGTGCGACGGATTTTGATGACATTAGATTTACGGCTGCTGATGGCACAACGCTTTTAAGCCATTGGCGTGAGTCCAAGACGGACAGCGATAACGCAGTTTATTGGATCAAGATACCGAGCATTGACGCCAGCCCTGCGACTCTCGACGTTTACGCGTACTACGGCAATGCAACTGCTGCAAGCGCCTCCAACGCGAAAGGGACGTTTATTCTCGGTGTGGACGGCGAAGACCCCGACCTGTGGAAACCCGCATTTGTAAACGCATCGTCCAAGCTCGAAATCCCGTGTTACGACGACGGTGGCTCATCCGCGAATCAGGCGGTGCACCCGTCAATACTTGACTTTGGGACTACGGGCTGGAACGGCTATCGGTATTGGATGGGTTTCACTCCGTACCCGAATAACCAAAGTCAATACGAAAACCCATCTATAGTCGTATCTGATGATGGTATAAATTGGGCAGTGCCAACCGGGTTAACAAATCCGATTGTCCCGAAGCCTGTAAGCGGTTACAACGCAGATATTGAACTTGTCTACAATGACTCGACCGATGAAATTTGGATGTACTACAAGTACAATGACGGGGCGAGTATTTACCTCGCCGGATTAAAAAGTTCCGATGGTATCGCATGGACTGATCTTGACGGCGCGGCCACGACATACGGGACTATGTGCATAACTTTCCCGTCCGAAGAAGTGTCCTTTTCGATCATCAAGGACGGCGCGTCTAGTTGGAAATACTGGTGTGTGAGAGCTTCTGACAAAGACATGAAGTACCGGACTTCAACGGACGGGAAGACGTGGTCCACGCTATCGTCTGTTGTTGGGAAGGACCGCGCCGGAAACTCGTTAGCCACTTTCCAGATTTGGCATCCGAAAGTCCGCTATATTTCAGAAAAAAGTCTGTATGTCTGCCTCGCACACATGGGAAGCGGCACCTCGACTACGCCGATAATGATGGGCACGTCCAGTAGCCCAACAGCTTTTAATTTTTACCCCGTACCAGTGGTGCAGCCGTCAGCAAGTGGCTGGGATAACGCATCAATGTATCGCCCTGATTTTCTGTATGACTCAACGAGGGATAAGCTCCGCGTGTGGTACAGCGCAAGAAGTTCGACCGGAATCTGGGGTACAGGATACACTGAAGCTGATTGGGACGATGTTGTATCACAGGCTGAAGCTGGTGGTATGTCCGGCATGTCGTCTTTTCTCATGCGTCACCAGACAACAAACTGGTTTCGATTTGACCCCTCAACTGATCAGGCTGCGCAGGGCGATAAATCTGTTCGCATGACGCATTATGGCCAAGCGTACAAAGACTTGTCATCGCTTGTCAGATATGATTACAGGGGCCGCTTTTATGACAGCGGTGGGTCGTCATTAAAGCTCTTGTTTCACATTGGTTCAACCGGAGCGGGTCTACACCTGGGTATTTCAACCGCCGATAACGCATCAAACTATGTGTACCTCGGCAACGGCGTATCAATGACTAGCACAGGCGTTGCTCGGTCAACTGGGTGGCACTCATTCAGGTTGTACGGTAGTGGTACAAGCGGATCGTTAGAACTCGACGGATCGCCAATTGCAACGCTTTCTGGTCAGATAGATGGTGTGGTTCGTGCGAGGATTATCAAAGAGCTAAATGATACTGCGTACGTTGATTCGCTGTTTATCCGCACGTTTGCGACAAACGAGCCCGCAATCACCGCATACGCAACGGAGGAATATTTCCCGGACGACGACACCGCCCCCGTCCTAACCTCTGCCACAGCAACAGCCACAGGCCCAACAACCGCCACGGCCTCAGTCTCAACCGATGACGGCAATGGAACGCTATATTTCCTCGCGTCCACCAACTCCACGGAGACCGCAGCGACGGTCAAAGCCGCTCTCTCACAGGCTGTCACGGCCACGGATGCGCAGAGTATCAGCCTGTCCGCGCTTGACCCTGATACGACCTATTATGTGCATTTCGTGCAGATCAATGGGGCAAGTCTTGAGTCGGTAAGCGTTGTTAGTACGGCGGCGTTTACGACTGACGCAATCGCAGTCAAAGGCGCAACCATCACCCTGCACGCAGGCACAGCGCCCCAAGCTTCCATCGCCGACATTGTGGCCCTCTGGTGGGACGCAACAACTCCGAGCGGTGCGCCTGATTACTACGCGACCACGGCAAGCACTGACGCCTCCGGGGTGCTGACGCTGGACCTTGACGCGACTACGGCGCTTTCGATTGGCGATAACGGATTCCTTTTGCTCTACAAGCTCGACGGGGCCGACCACAGGGACAGCCTTGTGTTTGCGGGGCGAGTTGCCGTGAGTGACATATCATGAATGCACAACTCATAAAATCGTGGTTAAGTGGCCTCCCCCAATTCGTCCGCTTTTGGGATGATGGGGGAGAGCCACCCATTGTTGTCTACCCAGAAATCTCCGCAACCACTTCCGCCTCCTCAACCTCGGCAGTCTCAGCAACGGTCACAACCGATACGGCTGGCGGAACCATCTACGGCGTGTTGTCCGAAAGCGCCACGGAGATGGAAGCAGCGGACATCAAGAGCGGTGCGGACGATAGCGCAGAGGTCACAGACGCAGATGATGACTACGTCCTCGACAAGACCGGATTGGACACATGGACGCAGTATTATTGGCATATCGTCCATGAAGATGCTGACGGGCTGATGAGCAACGTGCTGACGATCCCGGTCAGAACGCTCGACATCTCCATCCCCCTCGCCTTCCCCGACACGGCCCCGGCTACGCTGCTCGGTGTGCAGGTGTGGAGCAAGATTCCGAAGAAAGCCGATGTGGAAGGGCTGTACGGTGCTTGATTGTGACCGCACATCCCTGGGCTGGCAACCTTGGCTAACGCAGAGGCAGACACGGATGATTCGTGATGCACTGGTGGTGTATGAGCCGATGGAAGATGAGTTGCCGCATTACGACAAGTTGTTTGAGTGGTTTGATCATGAAACGGAGTCTTCAAAAGTGAAGTAGATATGTTAAAACTAATCAACCTCCTAGCTTCTCTTTGTCAGTTAGTGACTTATTTGTTAGAGAAGTACGATGCAAAGAGGCGAAGGGAGAAATATGAAACGACTACTGTTAATCCTAATAGTGAGTGGGTTGATGGGTTTGGGGTGCGTACAGAAACAAAAGATAGCGATCCCACCAAGACCCCTCCTAGAGAATAGTATTGTCCATGACAATGGTACAATAGTGCTTCCCTTAGTGGATCAAAGAGCACTAATTTTATACATAATTCAATTGGAGGAACTCCTAAATGATTGAACACATCACAGCTAATTGGGAGCTTTACGTTGGGGCTCTTGGTGCTCTTATTGGTTTAGCTGTAGCTATTACAAAACTCACTCCTAATAAGAAGGATGATGAGGTTGTTAATAAAGTTAAAACCGCTTTTGATAATTTAACTAAGAAGTAGGGAAACAATGGCCCCCAACGATCCAAAAGGAGGCAGGTCATTAACTGATGCGGATATTGAAGAGATAAAAGGGATAGCTTACACCTGCCCACACAGTATGACTGCTAAGGACGTATTTAGACTAAGAGAGTTTTTAGATTGCTGGGAAAAAGCTAAGTCTTCTGTAGGCGGGTATGTTATTAAGATATTTATAATCTTGATTATCTGCATTGGTGTTTTAGTGGCTTGGATTACTAATAAGTGAGAATTCTATGTTTAAAGACACAGTAGGTAGATGGTTAACTAAGTCACTGTTCTACGAAGCTAATGATTATAAGATTGATGGTGCCATGTTTACATTAGGAGATCAGGATATTACTGTTAAAGGTAAGAAGCTTATCTCTTTAAGAAAGCGATTTGTAGATAGCGATGATCCAACTGGCTGGACTATCGCTCAAGAATTTCTAGGAGGATACTCCCATTGGGACGCTATCTGCAATAGCGCTTCTTTGAAGAATGAAGTGGAAAAATGGCAAGAAGAATTGGAAGTTAAGCTTCGTAGCTTGGGGCTGGCTAATACGATTAAATCAGCTAGGTCTGGGAACTTTAATGCTTCCAAGTTTCTAACTGAGAAGGGGTGGGTGAAGAGGGTAGCAGGTCGTCCTACCAAGGAAGAAATAACCCGTGAAATGAAGGTTCAAGCTAGAATTCAAGATGCGTTTGAGGATGACCTTAAACGTATGGAAATAATTAATGGCGAAAGCCTCCCACTCAACTAAGGATTTAATTAGACAGCAAGCAGAAGACGACCTCTACTATTTTGCTAGACTGATTAATCCCTTATACTTGTACGGTGAATTACACAAAGATGTATTCAGATGGTTGATGAAGATGAATCACCCGAATCAACTTCTTCTGCTCCCACGAGGACATTTGAAGAGTCATTGTGTGGCTGTCTGGGTTGTGTGGTGGATTACTAAACATCCAGAAACCACCATCCTTTATATCTCGGCAACATCTGAATTGGCCGAGTCCCAGCTATATGCGATTAAGAATACACTTACATCGCCGGTTTATACGCGCTATTGGCCTACTATGATTAATCCCGAAGAAGGTAAACGAGAGAGATGGAGTGCTACAAAAATTGCTGTAGACCATCCTAAACGTAAACTTGAGGGGGTCCGTGATGCAACGGTGGCGGTAGCTGGGCTTACTACAACTACTACTGGTTGGCATGCTGATGTCATTGTACCAGATGACGTAGTTGTGCCAGAGAATGCTTATACAGAAGATGGTAGAAGAAAAGTAGCTTCTGCTATGTCTCAGATGTCTTCCATCCTCAATACCGGGGGGATGGTTAAGGCTTGCGGGACACGCTACCATCCAGCAGATCAATATGACATTTGGTTGAAACAGAAAGTGTCAGTGTTTAACGACGAAGGTGAAGTGGTTGATGAAGAGCCGATCTGGGAAGTGTTCGAGAGAGTTGTAGAGGTTGAAGGTGAGTTCTTATGGCCTCGTACTTCTCGTGGTGATGGGAAGATGTTTGGGTTTGATAGGAAAGAGTTGGCTCGTATCAGCGCTATGTACACAGATAGAACACAGTTCTATGCTCAGTATTATAACGACCCTAACGATCCAGAGAGTAATAGGTTAAATCCTAGTAGGTTTCAATATTACGATAGGAAGCATATTAAGCGAGAAGATGGAAGATGGTATTACAAAGATAGGCCATTGAATGTTTATGCTGCAATTGACTTTGCATTCTCGTTAAAGAAAACTGCTGACTACACAGCGATTGTTGTTATCGGAGTTGATGGGGATGGGTTTATATACATCCTCGATATTGAAAGATTTAAGACAGACAAGATTGCTACATATTTTGAAAAGGTTAAAATGATGCACGCTAGGTGGCTCTTTAAGAAATTAAGGGCTGAGGTGAGTGTAGCTCAGGGTATGATTTGTAATGATTTGAAAGATAGTATTCGTAAAGAAGGTATGAGTCTTTCAATTGATGAACATCGTCCTACTAGAAACGAAGGTAGTAAGGAAGAGCGTATTGCCTCTGTCCTTGAGCCTAGATACGATAATATGACGATATGGCATTATCAAGGTGGGTACATTCCTGCATTAGAGGAAGAGCTTATTTTAGCTAGACCACCACATGATGATATTAAAGATACTCTGGCTTGTGCTGTGGAGATAGCCATCCCACCTAAGCGTAGCAGAGAAAAAGATAATAAACCTAAGCTCCAATTCTCAAATAGATTTGGAGGAGTGAGTTTTGGAGGTAGATAATGGCTGGTAGTGTTGCTACATTAAAAGTAGCCATTAATGAACTCTCAGATAGTCTTGCAAGGAATGTTGCGTATCTATGGGATACATGGCATCAACAGAGATTGGAAAAGATTAAACAGTGGTCGGAATTGCGTAATTATATTTTTGCAACAGACACAACCACTACTTCTAATTCTCTTCTTCCTTGGAAGAACTCAACAACTACACCTAAGCTTTGCCAGATACGAGATAATCTTCATGCTAACTATATTTCTGCCTTACTTCCTAATAGTAATTGGATGAAGTGGGAAGGTGGAAATTTTGAGGATGAAGTGAAAGAAAAGGCTGATGCCATCACTTCGTATATGCAAACTAAATGTAGAGAGAGTGGTTTTAGGGATATTGTCAGCAGGCTTGTCTATGACTTTATCGACTATGGTAATGTCTTTGGAGATGTAGAGTATGTACGTAATGTGCATGTTGACCCACAGACCGGAGAAAATATAACTATTTATGAAGGGCCAATGGCTAGACGTATTAGCCCATTGGATATTGTCTTCAACCCTATAGCAGCCTCCTTTGATGAGTCTCCTAAGATAATTAGGAAGCTTTATACAATAGGGGAGCTTGTAAAGCTAGCCTCTCTTCCTGGAGGCACTAAATGGCAAGAAGCTATTGATAAACACGAGCTTCTAGTGAAAACAGTAGGAGGATATTCTATCGAGGATTTTGAAAAAGCTGCTGCTTATTCGATTGATGGATTCGGTAATTATAATGAATACCTCCAAAGTGATTTTGTAGAAGTGTTAGAATTCCGTGGAGACTATTTCAATAAAGAAAAGAAGGAGCTATTAACTAATCATCAAATTATTGTTATTGATCGCTGCATTCTTGTGTCGCATGAACCAATTGAAAACTGGTTAGGAAAGACAAACATTGTTCATGCAGGATGGCGCTACAGACCAGATAATCTCTGGGCAATGGGGCCTCTAGACAATATTGTTGGTATGCAATATCGGATAGATCATCTTGAAAACTTAAAAGCAGATGCTATGGACCTAGCTGTCC